TAGCTTACACGATATCATCGTACACGCGCGTCTCGGGTGCGATGATATCGTGTAAGCTACTTCTCTCGTAAGCATACTCATGGTATACGGTATTGCAGATACCATACGGTATAAGTTACATTGATACGTAAGCAATCCATAAGTAATACTTAAGAAGCCAGCAACCTTAAGCAATACTTATGAGGCTTACGGCTTAGGTTCCGTTAGTTCCAACCTTAAAGAACATAGTATGAACTATAGGTATCGTTCTATATATGTTCCATCAGACTGTGTGCTGCACTGCACAACGGCAATAGGCCGTAGGATTGAATAGGAAGGCCAAGGGATAGGGTCTAAATCAAAGCTAGGTCCAGATGGTAGGCAGCGCATGGCATCTAGGCGGGCTTCTAATTGAATGTTGCACCGCAACAGCTATGCAGTCTGTGCATACCTCAATCACAGTGTTGCCACAGTTCCTATGTTCTGGACGCATATCTAACCAATATCATCACGAAACCGTGAATGTGACTGATATCACATAGATCGGCCTTTGTGTCGCCACATTTGGCGTGGTAAGATGGTTTGTTGATCGGGGTTCCGGTTGGCACCGCTGCACTGCAACATACCACTGGCCTACGGGTTTCCAGTGTCAAGGGCAAATGCAGAGGGGTTGTTTGGGCAGGCATTCCGCTTGCCAACTCCGGCTTAGGCTGGGGTTACATTGTGAAACGCTATCTCAATCGCCTATGCCTGCCCCGCAATCGGGGAAAGGAATAGACGATGCAATATCCCGTTAACTACCTTGGTTCACGTCCCAACAAATGGGAACTAATCATCAGCCTGACAGGTTTGACTGTGTGGGTTGTATGGTTTGTTTCGATGGTGACGCTATGATTGCTTTCATTCATAGGGAAACCATCGAACAACGCGCTAAGACTGTCACTCTAAAGGCAACGCCTTATGAGCGTAAACAGTTAGCGCCGACAACCCATAGGCTGCACCGCTTTGATTACTTAATCGGAGAGATGCAACCTAACTACCCAATGCCTGCTATTCGATACAAAGCAGAGATATTGCCCGATAGGGTAATTCTCTGGGAACGTATCGGGCTTTGGTCTTTCAAGTATCTTGCTCTGACAATCTGACAGGTTAACAACGGGGCAGCCACGGGCGATTGAGAAGCAAAAACGGAGAGAAACTATGTTGAAAGCTAAACAATTGACTGCTATTCGCGAAACGTTCCTTGAAGCAGCTGGCCATGATCTGCGCCTGACCGATGAAAGCCTTTCGGCTGTCATTGAGAAGGATGTGGCCAAATGGGACGAAATGGACGGGGAGGATAAGATCGAATTCCTTACCCGTTGCGAGGAAGCAATGGCTGGTATCGCCATTACGGACCCCGGCATTTCGGCCATCGTTTCGCGTATCACTGCGGATGCCGATTTCGTCAAGGAAATTGACATTTGCATTGAAGCAGCAATGAAGAACAAGACAACGGCTGTTGACATTGCTTCACACTTAAAACGTGTTCTTCCGAAGCAAATCTTGGCGTCGGCACCGTGGCCGGGTTCGAAAGCGGAAACCGGCAAGCGTACCGTTCCCGGTTCGAATGAACTGGCTGATATTGTCGAGACTACGGATCAAACGGGCAAAGCAATTCGCACCGTTTGGCACAATGATTTCGTTTCAACCATGCCGAAAGGCAAGGAATTCGAAACGGATATTGACGATGTGAAACGGGAGCAGAAAGCCGCCGGTTCTGTCCCTCGTTTCAAGGGCAAGAGCATTTCGAAGCGCGACCTTGCGGCCATGCTGTCAACTGCTACGGCACAACGCAACGCCATGCGAGGAATGTTCAAACGTGCTTTCGCTCTCATCAAGCAATTGATTGAAATTGAAGGCATGGAGCATGTCACTTGTGACTTTATCAAGGGACATGACAAAGCGCGTTGCGCGATGTGGCCGAAAGAGTATGGTAAGGGGAAGGCCGAAGGTATTCTAGTTACCAATGCTCCTAAGCCATTGTGGATGGCACCCGCCGACAATCCGGGCGAGGGCCGGGATTTCAGCGTCACACAGGTTCTTGCATTCGATGTTGCCAAGGCATTGCGTATGCCCAACGGCGGCACAATGGCGGAACTGGTTTCGACAGCCAAAACTGAAACGGCAACGCCAGAGGCAACGGCATACACACCCGAACAACTGGACGATGCCGTTGTTACGACGTGGCGGAACCTCAGTGAACGGGACAAGATGGCTGCACTTCGCACCCGTCTCAACAGCCCGGACAATGAGGATACCAAAGAAGCCTATTGCGCTCTTTACCTCTTGCTTAAGCCCATCTATACGGCCAATGAGAAGTGGTATAACGAACGGCTTAATGGGCCGGTTGAAAAGACTGGCACCTAACTACAACTAATCCTTGCCCCTGCCCTAATCGGCAGGGGTTTTTTTTTGTGCCTGCTTTCCGTGGCATGTGGCATCCTGTATACCAGCAATTTCTGACAGGTCCAAACCACACTCGTACGTCCGGCCGAAACTATTCATAATCAATCATGTATACATCCGATTATAGCTATAGCTAAATTCACAGTCGATCTTAGCTCGTCAAGACTGGTTAACCTCAAACTAATTATAGCTATAAGTTCGCCGTTTGATTCCAAAAGATTACTGTGGTACTATTCAGATAATGGAGAGAAGAAATGAAGGAAGCGACGGGCCTCTAGTCCTAGCGGGCCAAGCCATTCTCCAACACGTCGGTGATGCCTTCATTGATGTACGTCTACCATTGGTCCACAAACAAATGGTATCGTCATATAGGGTTCAAGGAACCCGTATAACCTAACCCTACTACGGGGAACGCATGACTTAGGCTCTGCGAGGGAAGCGTAGTAACCTTGCTTGCAGGTATAGCAAGCTCTTACCTGTGTTGCCATCAGCCCTGAGTGTAGGTCTGGGACTGCGTATACCTCGCCCTTCTGTATTCATCTTGTTTTCATGTGTTAGTAACCCCTGCCACAGTGCACAGTAACACATGAACTCAGCATGATACGTAGGCCAAGCAGACGTATGCTTCCTTTACATTCAGGGCTGACGCCAGCACATCGCTGGAATAGGAGGACTATATGTCAGCACGTAGTGCGTATTGCACCGGATGCGGCGTAACGTTTATGCGTATGCATCAAATGATTAATCACCGTCGCACCGATAGGTGCGGTGGACGTTTCTTGCCACCCGAAGAACGGGAGAAGCTGGACGAAGCACGCTTCTTCCGTGAAGCTGCTGCTCGTGCAGCACGTCCTGCGAAGAAGGTTCGCTCTGATCTCCCGTATTGGGAGGTTTAGATGATTATCATCATCATGGGTTGGACCAGAGAAGGTAAACCCCTCAACATGTACAAGATTGATATGTCTGTGACCGAGCACAAACATATCGACGATGTGGTGAGTGTATACAAACGTATGCATCCTAGTGCTGTCCGTGTTACGATGGACATTGCTTTACCTCTGTGTGACATGGAGGTTCCTAATGTCTAAATGTATTTGTAAGTTCAAGGCTGTGGGTCAGCCAATGAACCTCAACGGGTGCACCGTACACGAGGATGATTACACGTGTGATTTATGTCCTCTCCACTTGTGTGCCATCTATCGTCCATCACGAGAATTCGTAGTGGGAAAGGACAGCTGGCCTGTATGTGTATGTGGCCATGTTGCACAAGATCACAACGTGAGGGTCATATCATGTATCTTCTAGTTGTAGGCTACCTTAACGGAGCCAGCGAATACTATGGTCCCTTTCCTACTGAGGATAGGGCTAGGCAGTACGCTGAAGCTGTCGAGATTGACCTTAAACCTCAGCGTTGGTTTGTAGTACCTTTGATAGTGCCTTACTTCACTGTCGTTCAACGTATCATATGGGTGCGAACATGATGGTGTGGTATTGCCCACTAGATGGGCTGGAATACCGCTGCCTACTATTGGTGGGCTGGCGGGTAGTACATCGGCTTGATGTCGATGGTAAGCCGTGGGTCAAGATGGTGAAGGACAAGGAAGTATCCTTATCATGTCTGAACTGAAGGAGATATGTATTCAAGATGCTGTCAATCCACCTTTAACTAGAAAGGAACTGAAGAGATTAGTCCGCGTACTTAAAAGTCTATGTCCTATCCATGCGATAGACACAGACTTGAAAGTAAACATCATCAAACGGGAAATCACCGTAGGCAATACCGTCTATTGGTGGGAATAATCGGAGCAAACATGACTAATGTGGTAAAAGCAATGGCCCAAGACCTCCAGCGTATTCCGGAGGTGGATAGATTACCGAAGAGTGTTGAAGATGTCTGTGACATCATCGGCAATCAGTTCGGAGATACTGCCAACATGCTCGAAGATCGTGCTGAGGCACTGATCGGACGAGCGCAAGAGTTGAAGGACATGGCGAAACGTCTTCGTGAAGCCAGTGTCAACGTGCCTGTGAACTTGAAGAAGTGGGTTGGCGTCGAGATCGATTACCGAGACGCCGGTTTCAAGGTCAGTTCCGTCAACCCTGATCCTAACTACCGATAGTACGGCGTGGTTGTAGGTTATCCTTAAACCTTCATTCATAAGTCTGACAGGTCGCAAAGGAGCACTATTATGCTGGAAATATTTATCTGTGTCGATGATGAACGTGACGAAGAGACGGGGGAGATGCTCGGTATTACACTGAGTATTCCTAAGAGCACTGACCCCGTTGATCTCATCAACGCTATCCGTACGCTGTACCCTACCTGTACGTTCTACAGCGTAGACCAATCTCCGGTGACGGAGTAAGCCATGACAGACATCATGCTGATTCAAATACTTCGCAATCAACTTACGGACATGTCCAGTGTATTATCCTATGCTATTACGCAGAAGGATAAGGCCCGCCATAGTGAGTATGAGTTACGTATTAATGAAACTAAGGCTCTGCTAAGAGCAGTGGATAAGTCCTAGTATATCTAACCTGCGGCGGATCAACGCTTTTATCACGAATATCGGAGGTTGTCAATGTCTAAAACGACATATTGGTTCGGTTATTATAAGACCCTCGGGAAGGTTGCTGCTTCTCGGTGGAGCAGTGACTCACGGCCTTCTCCGGGTAATTTCTACACCGTCAAGATTTCGGAGGAAGAGTTTCAGCTGCCAATCACAGTATTAATGAAGAGGTATCCCTCACCGGAGCCTCCGAGTTAAGGTAGCCATTTGCGTTCAAAGATTTCCTGAGGTATAATACTACTATGATCGAGTTGGGACTTGATCGTAATCGGGAGGAAAGTATGGCTAACCGGAATATCCAACAGAAGATACTCAAGAACAAGCGGCGAGGAAGATACGCCCGCTTCAGTGGGAGTACTACGCGTGTCATATCGCGTACTGTCCAAGTCTTAGAGCAAGAGGGCGAGGATAAAGTCAGAGTAAAAGACGTTGAGGTTTACGTTGGCCCCGTCAGTCTTAGCAAGCAAGTCATATCTACTGGCCGTGGTCCTGACAAGGAACGGCTGCGGGAATACTTCGAACGTGTCCACAGTTACGATCAGTCCCTGCCCGATGTGATCTTTGGTTCCCATTGGATGGGTTCAGAGAAGTATTCGACTGAGCGTCGCAGTGAATCCGGCTTGCGGTTGAAACTTCCAGATATCGCAGGCCAGTATGCAGAATTCATCAAGGGTATCCCACGCGAGATGCGTATCCGCTTGGTGGATAACACCACAGGAACACTGGACTTGTATTTCAATATGACCCAGTTCTTCTTCGTGGATGTGGATTATCGTAAGCACTTCATCCGACGAAGCACGATATATCCAACAAAGAAGAGAGCACTTGATGCTCTCAAAGATCAGAGAGTCAGGTGGGTCGAGGTACTCTCCTCACCAAAGAAGGCTCCGAAGTTTGAACGAATTGGTAGCGGCAACCCGGTGGCTCCTCCCAAGAGCTAGCCGTTACCAGCCCCCGGCATAGTGACTAGCCCCGACGCTCCCTGCCGGGGGCACTCTTTCCCTGTAATGTTGAGTAGTAGCCGTAGCGCATCATCCTACGGTATTTTTTTGTATCTATTTTTCTAAAACGGTAGTTTTATTAGTCCATTTCGGACGTTGGAGTGAACAATGGAGAGAGCTATTGACTTCGTAAGACAGTTCGAACCGATCTACAACAGAGACCCGGAGTGGTGGAATGTCACCTTCTTCTTCGGTAGTCTCTTGGCAGGACTAGTCGTGTACGGCGTTTATCGTTGGGAGCGTAGCCGTACGTGGTATTGGAATAACGTCATCCCTTTCGGGAGGGGTAGAATGTCACGTCGGCGGGCAAGAAGAGAATACGTTCGTAGAGATGCGATCGACAAGTTAGTGGATTACGTGGAGGAGAGGGTTTTTCATGGGGAATATACCCGTGCTGAAGCCAATGAACTCTATCGTGATGCACGAAAGTATTGGCCGGTGAAGGAACTATTTCCATCACCTGTTCTGCTGAAGGAGAACATCCAAAGCCGTTTGGCAAGACAACAGAACCAACCTGTTCCTCTGCCGGATAAACCAAAGCCGAAGCATATGTTCGACAAGCCAGCGAAAGCTTAGCTCAACCCAGTCGGAGGGGTTCCGATAAACGGAGAAGAAGATGCAAACGGGAACTATCGTAAGACGCAATGCTGGGACATTCATTCCAAATGCCTTCTTAGAGAAGGTACTGGAGGCTAACCCCAATGGGTGGGGAGCAGCCATCGTCTCGGACGACAACGGCGAGAAGTCTCTTCTGATCAACCACGGTACTGACCTGACCGTGGAGTTCATTCAGGAGACGATGCAAACGTTCGAGAAGAACGACATCACCTTCTATTTCGCCAGTTCGGAGGATGCCCTCTCCGAAGAAAGCACGTCGCCGTATATCCTCGTCGAGATGGACGGCGTTCCAAAGATCATCGCCTTCATCGAAGGCAACTTCCCCGGCCACGCCAAGACGGATTCCGCTCTGCCGCCGGAGTACCACATGGTGCATGAGGTCCTGAAGGATAAATTTCAGGGTCTCTATGACATGGTGGATGGTGATCTCACGAAGTTGATGGAGACGGTGAAGAAGCCCTTCTTCCGGAAGGAGATGCTTCTCAACTCTGTCTCACGCGGCAACATCACTATCGTCGCCGCGAACGGCGAATCGGTGTCGTTCGTCCAAGGTGATACTCAGGCTGAGTTCCCGTGGGGCTGGACCAGCAATACTCATGGTTACGAAACGGAGGGTAAGAAGGAACCGCCGAAGGAGCCGCCGAAGAAGGCAACGATGTTCGAGAAGATCGGAAAGTCTACGGTGAGGGAGAAGGCAACGCCGCCGTCTCCAGCAGCTGCTGAGGCAGCGGCTTCGGCACCGAAGGCTGAGACAGCAGTTATCAAGAACTACACGACCAAGAAAGACAAGCCCCCTGCTCATCTCAGTAGGAAGGATAAGGGTAATTGGTACAAGCACAAGATCGGTTACAAGCCGAAGGGTTGGGAGAACGCTGTATCCATTGACGTCTACGTCGATCCGCAAGGCAAGGTGATGTCCTTCAGTCAAGTGAAGGCTCTCGGCACCGAGGCCATCGGCGTGCTTCAGCTGGCGAAGAACCCCGAACGCGACAAGGACACCGAGACGGAGAACCTTCCGGAGAACCAGATGACCAATGCCCCTGCCGCCGGGGAGAAGGCCGTCACTACGGAAGTATTACCGTTGATGTCACCCGACACCCGGAAACACATCCAAGCGCTCATGAAGGATGCCGGGGTCCAGAAGACTATCTCCGAGAACGCCGACATGATCCTCAAGCCGGACAAGGTGCAGCAGCAGGAGGCAAAGTTTGCCGACTTCGCGAAGCAGCTTGGCGACAAAGTGGACATCACGGACTTCATCAAGTGGAGTTACGAGATGCGGCTCCAACTCGGCAAGACACGTCCGGATGGACTGGCAGTTATGTGCCAGACATTCGCGACGATGCTGGCCAAGTATATGCTTAAGGAGGGTAACACTGAACTGAGCACACCGGCGAAGAAGAAGCCGATGTTCGAGAAGCTGTCGGCTGCTGGCTAGGCACAGTAGGCGTCTACTGTGGAGCGGCAGAAATGCCATCCCACCATCGGGATTGGAGGGCTTCTAGTCCCGGTGGTGGTCCTATTAACCTCGGAGGGAACATGTTCGAATCAGTTAAAAGATTATTCCGCCAAGACCCTGATAGGTCGGCGGAGGCATGGCACAGGCAATGTGAGTTGACACCAGACATCTGGTATCTCGAACAACATCATCGTCAGCTTATCTTCGTAGCTGATGATCTGATGACAGACCACCGTCATAATCATATTCTGACGGAAGCGTCGGCATCAGGGGTTGACCCAATGCATCCGTACGCGTATACTCTCGATGATTACAAGTTCTATCTGAAGGACCTCGGCAAGGTAAGTCACCCTGTCTTGATGGAGAAGGATGCAGAACTCACCGGCTTCGTCCGGTTCCCTCCTGAGCCTGCTCAGGTGAAGGGAGAATTGTGGTCAATTCGACCGTATCAGTTTATTAAGCTTGACAAGCTACGGCAGAATGGTATACAATTCGTCCGTAAGCGTGTATCCATTTTCCTTCCTGCAGTCGATGTCGTCTACACCAAGCAGCAACCCAATCCTAAGCTGGTGACAGCGAATGGTGTGGTTCGGGCGTGGATGTACGTCGGTATCCCTGAGTATTGGGATACCCAACTTGGTGGTGTATTCGCTACCAAGGCTGCTCCGATGTACGAGCACGACTACCCAATCCCCGAAGTGAGAAGATTCTACAAGTTTGAGTAAGATAGTCGAACAGCATATTCCCTGCCCCAGTTGCCCATCTTCTGATGCTTATTGCATCTATGAGGATGGGCACGGGTATTGTTTTTCTTGTTCCTTTTTTAAGCCTAAGGATAATCTAATTTTAGAAGATAAATTTACCTTTGAGTATTTACCCTACAGAGGCATTAACAAAGAAACATTTAGAAAATACAACGCCATCACCAAGGTGGATGCGGATGGGAAGCCCGTTGCAATCTCATACCCACACCCGGACGGACAGAGTGCTAAGGTAAGAACATTACCGAAGGACTTTAAGTACGTAGGCGATGTATCTAAAGTCGGTTGTTTTGGTACTAATGTGTTTGCGCCCGGCAGTCACAAATACCTAACCATCACAGAGGGGTACGAAGATGCTCTATCACTTTATCAGGTTCTTGGTAGTCCTGTTATTTCTGTTAAATCAAGTGGCTCTGCTCTTCTTGATTGCACCAAGGATCGGAATTACATTAACTCCTTCGAGCGCATATACTTGGCTTTCGACGGAGACGGGCCGGGCAGAGAAGCGACTGCGGCCGTGGCTAAGTTGTTTGACTACAACAAACTCTACGTCGTCCGATACCCCGGAGGAACAAGAAAGGATGCGAACGACTATCTCCAAGCCGGAGAACAATCCGAACTAAGAAATCTGTGGTGGAATAGCAAGAAGTTCCTCCCGGATAACATCTCATCGTCGTTTGATGATTTCGAGAAGGAACTATTGACACCACCTAAGTACGGTGTGTCATGGCCATTCCCCACACTGACGTACATGACCTACGGGTTACGTACGAAGGAAGTCGTCCTCATTACCGCACAGGAAGGTGTCGGTAAGACTGAGGTGATGCACACTCTCGAACATCATTTATTGAAGGAGACAGACGATGCCATCGGTGCGATCTATCTTGAAGAGTCAAAGCAGCGGCACTTACAATCAATTGCGGGGATTGAGCTACAAGCTCCAGTACACCTGCCGGACAGCGGCTATTCGACTGGCGAGGTATTCAGTGCTCTCAAGTCGGTGGTGCGCACCGATGATCGGCTGCACATCTATAGTCATTTTGGTTCTGATGATCCAGAAACTCTTCTCGATACTATTCGATTTCTCGTTACTGCACGTGGCTGCCGGTGGATTTTGTTTGACCTTATTTCTCTGGCCGTGGCTGGTCTTGGCGGAGATAGAGAGAGAGAAGCCCTCGAATACCTCTCCGCCCGCCTCGAAATAATGACACAGGAGTTAGACTTTGGGTTGATAATGGTGAGTCATGTCAACGACTTCGGTCAGACACGTGGCTCACGAATGATCAGCAAGAATTGCCACATCCGGATTGATCTAACTCGTGATGTCACCAACCCTGATGACAGAGTTCGATTAATGACAGTTGTATCCATAAGTAAGAACCGTCCTGCACGTCGTACAGGTCCGGCAGGCCAGCTTCTATTCAACGATATAGCCTGTACTCTGAAAGAGGACACAGATGTCATGGCTTGACGGAATAAGCAGTACTGAGCGTCGTGAAATGATGGAAGAAATCTGTAAAGCATTTCATGACATGCTTATCACAGAAGTTGAACTTCGCCAACAACTGGGGAAGTTAGGGTATAACGCTACCGAGATCGAAGAGAAGATTGAAGAGAATAGGCCATAGGAGTTGGGGATGGTTATCAGTGGCAAAGGAAGCACCTACGACTACTACGAAGCACTACAACTAATTAAAAATAAGATGGGATCAACCCATGAAAAACCGATCTCCGTTCACGAAGGAGATTGTGTTGATGGCGTTAATGGGACAATCAGCGGGACAAATAATCCAGAAATTGAAAACAGTCCCCCCAACGACGATCTACGACATAATCCGTAAATATACGAAAGAAGTTCGTATCCTCATTAGGGAACTCCCTGAGGATCAGGAAGAGTTAGACCTCTAGGAGGTAGTATGACAATCATGGAAGAACCAGTTCGGGAAGAACTGAGAGAAACTCAGTATCCTAAACTCCGGGTTCTTACCGGAGGTAAGGGTCCACCAGAACCTCCACCAGTAAATAACTGGTTAGCCGAATTAGCTGTAGGTACGACATTCGTAGCACGTGAACGTACCATGAAACAACAGCTTGACTACAATCTCTATCATGTGCTATTTAAAGACCTCCCGAAGGTGATGCTCCTAACATGGAAGCTCCCTGATGGAAAGTTATTAGATTGTTACGTAGACCCACAGAGGTTTAGTAACAGAATGGAACTAGGAGTTGTCCTAGGGATAGAAACAGAGGCGGAACAACCGCCCAAGGAAGTATCATATGACCCAGACGGTGATCGGTCCGATTGACCATGCGACGTGGTATACTATGCGTCAGTTGAAAGATAATATTAGGTTCATGGAGCAGAACGCTAAAGAATATAGCGTCAGTCTCAAAGGTGAACAAGATTTACTTAGGCACTTTATGAGTAGTGTCGTCAAACGAAAGGAAGCCGCGTGAACAACTATAACGATAGAGGCACTCTGCTGGACAGAGCAGCTAAAGCTGTGGCGAATATTACCGTCATTGGCGTCTGCTGCACTGTGTTGGCAGCAGTGGTTTATCTGGCAAGCCAGCACATCAACTGCGTTGACTTCTTTCAGAAGTTCTGTGTAATCCACTGATAATTAAGCCCGCCTTCGGGCGGGTGTTTGGTAATTTTGAGAATAGTAATAGACATCGAATGTAATGCTCTCAACAACCCTGACAGGTGTTGGGTGATCGTGTGTAAGGACATAGACACAGGGAGTTACCATGTCTTCAGGCATCTTACAGAGGACCCACAAGAGGCTCGTGACTTCAGAGAATTCTGTAGTAAGGTTGACTTATTCGTGGGCCATAATTGGCTTGGTTACGACTGGCCTGTGCTTGTATTACTGGGTCTTCTTGAACCTCGTGATATTGTACCTCACTCGCTCGATACCCTCATAATATCCAAACTAGTCGATTATTCTCGGAATGGACACTCCATCGAGGACTACGGTCGAGAGTTTGGGTTAGAGAAAGGTAAATTCACCGACTTTTCTAAATACTCCCAACAGATGGAAGATTATTGTGTCAGAGATGTGGACATATGTGAACGGATATACCGTAAGTTTAACCGTTATATATCTGATGTTAGTCACAGTGCTTCAATACTATTGGAACAGAGGTTCCAATTGGTGGTTAATGATCTTTCTAGAAACGGTTTTGCTTTTAATCGTAGCAAAGCTGATGGCCTACTCAGTAGGGTAGAGAAAGAATTAGCTATACTTGATAAAGATATTCTTGAAGCATTTCCTCCTAAATTGAAGTTGATTAGGGAAATTCATCCTAAGGAGACTAAGTATGGAACCCTTAGCCGAACAGATTTTCGATGGCTTCAAGACAACGATCTTTCGGAGTATAATGGTGGGCCTTTCTGTCGGTGCAGTTGGACTGACTTTAATCCTAGTAGTCATAAGCAGATCGTTTCTGTACTGAATGACGCAGGGTGGAAACCGACGGACCGGACACAGACCCACATAGATACCCAAAGAAGGTGGGATCGGCTAAAGTATGCTAAAGGGAATAGAATAGCACTTGACACCGAGAAAAAAGAAGTCTATACTAAGCTCCAAGAATTAAGTAAGACTGGCTGGAAAGTCAACGAAGTTAACTTAGAGACTTTACCCCCCAAAGCCCCTCCTCCCGCCCGTTCGCTGGCGAAGCGCATCCTGCTTGAGGCTAGACGCCGTACCCTTGTGGAATGGCTAGCCCTCGTGTCCCCTACCGATGGCCGTATACACGGTAAGTTTTATGGTATTGGTGCGTGGACACACAGGATGGCGCATCAAAATCCCAATACTGCCAACATCCCCAACGAGTATGACACTGCGGGTAAGAAGAAGCTGCTCGGCAAAGAACTCCGCTCTCTTTGGTGTGCACCTCGCAATCGTCTGCTCGTTGGGGTTGACGCAGAAGGAATTCAGTTACGTATCTTCGCTCATCTGATTAACGATCAGGAGTTTACAGATGCCCTTGTCAATGGCCGCAAAGAAGACAAGACCGATCCGCATTCACTTAACCAGTCAATTATTGGCAGTGCATGTAAATCCCGAGCAGCTGCTAAGCGATTCATTTACGCACTTCTCCTTGGTGCGGGAATGCCGAAGCTGGCTGAAATTCTTGGGTGTTCAATATCCGACGCAGAGAAAGCTCTTGGTAATTTGCTGGATAGATACTCCGGTTGGACGTACCTTAAGGAACAGGTTTTTCCGAAGGATGCAAAGCGGGGATGGTTTACAGGGTTGGACGGCCGTAAGGTATCCATACCCGGAGACACAGTAAGCAATCGTAAACATCTAGCGATGTCAGGCTACCTACAGAATGGCGAAGCCGTCTGTATGAAATTAGCTACTCTTAAGTGGTATGATAAGTTAAAGAATTACGATGCAAAGTTGGTCAACTTAGTTCACGATGAATGGCAGGTTGAAGTCCCCAACAACATGGAGATAGCGCTTAAAGTCGCTGCAACAATGTCAGACAGCCTTCGTGAAGTTGGGGATGACTTGAAGCTCAATTGTCCGTTAGCGGGGAGCTATTACAATGATGACGTCAAGGACTACACCATCGCAACGAATTGGGCTCACACACATTGATTGTGAACCCGTATGGGAGGAGGATGAAATAATTTTATTTGACATGTACACCAAAGATGGTGTATGGTTAGGAAGTAAGCGTTTATTGAGATATTGTGAGGATTATGATGACGAGTTACGCAGTTAATTGTGCATTTAACGAAACCATTTTTATTGATGCTTCCGATAAGGAAGAGGCTGAAGATTTGGCCAAAGAAAACTTTGAGGTTGAGTACGGTTTAGCACCGGGTCAATGCTCCATTGAAAGTATAGAGGAAATTAAGTAATTGGCTTCAGAATTTATTGACGTTCAAGGCAAGGTGTCTTGGCTCCACGCGGTTAATTTCAACCGCTTCGACAAATGGAGCGTAACCCTACATCCCGATACCCGTAGCCTTGAGGTCATTAGAGACTTACAGGCTCAAGGTATTAAGAACCAAATGAAGAAGGACGACGATGGATATTACATCCAGTTCAGTCGTGAACCTACCAAGCTTATGCGTGGTAAAGTCGTTGCCTTCCCTGCTCCAAAGGTAGTTGACAAAGAAGGAAAACCCATTGATGGGTCAGGGGTTGGAAACGGCAGTGATGCCACAGTCCGATTGGAAGTCTACCAACACGGAACTCCTAACGGAGGGAAGGCTAAAGCTGCACGCTTCGATTCGATCAGGATCGACGCTCTCGTACCTTTCGATCGGTCGAGGGACTTCAAGACTGATGAAGAAAAAGAAGCTAATAAATCATTAACTGAAGCTCCTGAACCATTGTTTAATTAAGGTATTTAAAGATGACTATTACAGAAGCATTAGCTGAAATTAAGACTTTAGTGAAGCGTATCCAGAGCAAGAGGGAATTCATTGAGACCTACCAGTTTCGCATTGATAGTCTCAAGGACCCTCTTGATAAGGACGGCGGCTCTGCGAAGGCTGTCTCCGAAGCTCAGCAGGCCGTCTCCGATCTGGAAAAGCGTATCGTTCTGCTCCGCAGCAAGATTGCTGAAGCCAACTCCAGCAACACCATTACTTTGGAAGGCACTGAGCTTTCTATCGAGAATTGGTTAATCTGGCGTCGGGAGATTGCCCCTGGTCAGGAGCGTTTCCTGAATGCGTTGGCGACTAGGCTAAACAATGCTCGTTCACAAATCCTTGGTCAGAAGGTGTCTTGGGGTGGTACTAAAACCTCAGAGGACAAACAAGTTGACCTTGTTGTCAATCTTGACGAGGCCAAGCTAAACTCCGACAAGGAAAAGATCAAGAATATCCTAGGCCAACTGGATGGGCAACTGTCCCTGAAAAACGCCACTATTCAGTTGGCTGCTTAGTATCTCTGGGGTGAGCCATTGAGACAGCTCCGCGTATGTGGTGTGGATCAAGATGTGGTAGACAAGAGAACGCGGGTCAGCCGCTGCGTCCCCGAAAACGCGGCTCCAATTTTATACTTTCGATAGCGAAGTGAGAAAACAATAAGCAAGTGGCCCGCTTAGGGCAATGATTCGAAATCATGCTTATGGTAGCAAACCGCAGGCTTACCATGCTCCTTCAAAGATCAACGCTCAGACTTTAAAGTTCATTAACTTCAAAGGTTAAAGCGTAAAGATCAAAGCTATTTAAAAACCCCTTACATAGTCTGGGTGTGTCAGAAATGATACACAACTGCCCGCTTATAGGCAGTATCTCAGGACGAAGGGCTGCTATATGGAAGTATTTTAATTTGTTAATTTGGGTTAAGCTTGCTGGACGGCATTTTTACCTCCTTTCCTATGCTTGCCAGCCAGAAACCCAAATCTGCCGAGGACTCCCTGTAATACGCAAAGCGTTATATCGGGGGATAAACTGAAGTGATAATATCCTCCTCGGTTCCATTTTCTGTCAGTGGTGTAGAAAGCGTAGAAAGACCTGACAACACAGGAAGACTTATGGGCTCCGCTCGGCATGGACCGGGTATAGTTGTACTGTTCTGGTGCGTGCACAGCACACCAATCCTAGTAGGACGTCTTAGGACGCTACTACCGAGACAACGTGAGCCGGTAGTTTGACCGAACGGATGGAGGCGCGGATTTACGACCCGTGTGACAGAAGAACTGTCCCTCGTAGTCCAAATACTTGAGGGATACCCCAGTATGTAGGTGTGATAATATCAGGTACATGCTGCAGCAGGCATAGGTTAGGCCCGGCCCCCATCAGTGACGTGGGTCTTGTCACAAACCAAGGTGTATATCGCTTCCCCTCCTGTGATGCAGGTTAAACATCAGCAATAGTCCTCTAGGGACACCACCCATCTTCTAGGAGTAGATGGAATGGGTACGTGCAACACGTACGTTAAAACGGTGAGGTGAGCAAAGGCGGAGGCCAACACCAACCAAGACGTATGCTCTGGTAGACAGCACTAAGTAGTCCTCGTAGACACTTCTTACCACATCGGTGGAATAGAAGGCCAGTAATGGCAGTGGTGCATTTAGTAGAGGTAGGAACGTCAGTGAGACGAGTCCACTGTGAATGGTGCACCGGCATTTAGAATGCCCTTAGGCGTTGAAACAGTGAGGACAAAAGTCCACTATCTTGAAGTAGTGGTACGGCTCGCAAAGCCCCCATGTGAATAGGATAGTGGCACCTATAGAAGCGACCACCCCTTTGTCGGGTATAGCCCGTCCTGAAGGAAGTTAGCTTCGATGTTATCTGCACAGGTGAATTCGTGATGAAAGGTCCGTCTTACCTAGGTTGAATAAGAGCAGTCATGACGTAGCTCTGGGGCTCCCAACCGACGATGGATGTAGAGACGATTGCCGCCGTCCCGTGCATGGTTAAAGAGAGTAGAACCTCTCAACGGTAGTAAAGTGGGTTCAAATCCACCATCATAGATGAAGCTCAGATAATGGAAACAACAGTACCGCTAAGGTACTAAACGCACTCAAACCCATTAAGCGCAAGATCGGCCCTGAACCGATCCTAGGCACTGGCTATGAACCATCAGTCCCATGTATACGCATGACCCCGAGGGGGTCCTAGACTACGCTCTGCGTTGACGAAGCTCTGGGCCAAGGCTGAAAAGGACTAGCAGGTTGGTCGCGAACACTCCGTAACCGATCCCTCCGTGGCGGTGGTGAACCGCAGTCCTACGACGCAGAACGGAGAAACCAATACGGAAAGGACAGACCGTCCGGATGTCTAACATCTGGTCACTCTGTTAACGCCATCCGGCTGTTTACCGGATTGGCCAACTACTCTCAGCATCGAGAGGGAATACGAACGACGACTACAAGTAGTTAGAGCAGGAACAAAACTGGCTCACACGAAGGTGTAGGAGTGATCAGCATCTCAGTCTCTGTATATGTACACTATCTTACACAGTGGAAACCGCCTCAAGATGTGCTCTGAGCGAATACAGCCGGGACCTGATCCGTACGAACGTAGATTGTGAGAAGGGTAATCAATCCCCTCACGACGTCCTGAACCTCAACACTCCTCAAATTCCAGCAGATTACTGGATACAGGTGGAGTATTTACGAACGGAGATCGTAACCATGAGATTCACCAACGATGCAGCCCCCAGAAGATTCACGAGGGGCTCCTACATCAGGAGTTCCTTAATAAGCCATCGGCAACTTGGACAACCTCCTTAACAAAGAGGGGCGATAGTTAGCGATGGGGCCATGACTACCACGTGTCATATACCGTGGCGCTCTGGCCCCGCCCCCAACGCCCCCACAACTCGGAGAAGTGTTATGAGCAAGAATGGATCAGATTTGGTCGCAGTGTTGGAATACCTCGACCGCAAGCAGAGCTTCAAGCCGCCCAAGTCGGGCCGTAAGACTAAGAAGCTTGTTATCCCTGATGAATTCGACTTGATTTCCTACGTTCAGAAGAAGGAAGAAGAAGTCGAACGTTGGAAGAAGTATTTGAAGGACAAAGAGAAGTTGGAAAAGAAGGAAGAGAAGAAGCCAGAGTATAAGGGTCCGTCCCTGAAGTTCGTTGAGTGGTACATCATTGGTATTCTTTCTTATCCTCTCGTAGGCCATTTGTGGCAGCTAGCAACAACGGTGCCGAAATGACAACCAGTAAAGACATCAACAGTACTGAGTTTCCACGTGCGAAGAAGAATGGTTGGTTAGAAGCAGCTGATGTTCTTGACGGGCCTGAACAAGAATGTTATCCTCTGGTATATGTAACCAATCCCAATCACGGTGGTAAAATAACTTGCCATAAATGTGGAGGGTTTATTCCTGAGGAAGATGCAATAAGCTATTGGAGCTTTCAGCATAGTGATGAGTTTCCTCATGCACATTTTCACAAAGATTGTTACAACGAATACGAACATTACTACGGACTGGATAAGCCTATTGACTAACATCCACCAACTAATCCCTGACATCTACAAACTCGTGGGGTCCGACAATGGCTGGCTCACCGATCTGGTCGCATCCGATATGGGTGACGACGTTGCAAGCGCTCTCAAACTTTCCTTCGGACCCCAAGAGCCGCGTGGTTTACGTCTCAGCGGACTTGGCCCCTCCTGCCCTAAAGCTCTCTGGCATCACATCCGTACCCCCGAGCTTGCAGAACCCCTTCCTCCATATGCCCGTATCAAATATGCCTACGGACACATCATCGAGCACCTCGTTGTCGGTCTCGCGAAAGCCGCAGGACATGAAGTAACAGGAGAGCAAGATGAAGTCTCTGTTGATGGAGTCACCGGCCATCGGGACTGCGTTATTGATGGCTGCATCGTTGATGTCAAATCTTCTTCTACCTTTGGCCTTCAGAAGCTCAAAGACAAAACTATTGCACAAGATGATAGTTTTGGGTATCTGGATCAACTTGACGGGTATCTTGTGGGGTCAATGGATGATCCTCTGGTCCGTACTAAGGACCGGGCCTATCTCTTGGCTGTAGACAAAACCCTCGGACATATGGTATTATATGAGCACAGATTCAGAGAACAATCTATTAGGAAACGAATATCTGATTACAAGCAGATTATTCGATCGGATCAACCACCTCGATGCGAATGCGGGATTGTCCCTGACGGCAAAAGTGGCAATCTTAAGCTCGATACAAAAGCTAGTTATAGTGCTTTCCGCCACGTATGCCATCCGGGCCTGCGGACGTTTCTTTACGCGTCAGGACCCGTCTACCTAACTAAGGTAATACGTCCTCCCGCACCACACATTATTGAATTGAGAAATTAATGGTTGATCGAATTGAAATCCAAAAGGCAGTCAATGGGTATGTTGTTACTTCAAGGTACCGTGATGCTGAAAATACTATTATTTTCAAAGATATGCCTCAGCTAATCCATCATCTTGATGATTGTTTTGCTAAACCGTTTAAAGAATTAACTTATGTAGTTAAACTTGTGAAAGAACCAGAAACTTGATAGAAAAATGGAAGAAGAATGCTTGGCGTTTCATTTGGACACAACGTCGAGATGAATTAATTAAAGCATGTGAACGTTACCCGAACTCCGACAGGTATTCGACGCGGAAGATTGAACTTGAAGAATTGAACGCAAAGCTTGCAGAACTCGACGCGGAATAAATATCTTCTTAGGAAATTTGGAATAACAGAGGTACAATACGATGAGTTACTTCTCAAGCAGAATGGCTGCTGTGGAGTTTGTGGACGAAAAGCTGAGGAATTCAAAACCCGGCTCGCCGTTGATCATGACCATTGGACGGGACAGATACGGGGACTATTATGCTCATTCTGTAATCGACGAGTCATTGGACGTTACAGACTTGACAAGGGATGCGACCTTCTTAAGAGAGGTTATGAGTACCTCACAAGAGAATACCCCGGCTGGATAGTACCACCTAGAAGGAAAAAGAAACATGGTAGGAAAAGATTACGACGAATTCGACCTGCGTGATGCACGTAATGTCGGGTTTTGGATTGGTGCGCTGTCCGGGTCTGTCGGGACATTCGTCCTGTGCTTATTGGTGGGGTTATATTTCTCAAGTTGACTGACTACGCTGCCATCCTTGATGTATACTCCATCGAGGAACTACTGGAACTGAACGATCTTACTACAGAAGACTTACTTATTTATTTAGTTGAGGAAGGGTATCTTTCCCTTCCTTCCATTAAACCATTAGAGTTCGATGACTAAAACAAAACACCCTAAGGACCGTGCAGAACGTTTGAAGGTTAAGGCTAAGAAGAAGCCTATCCACAGTAACGCTTCGCCGGTCTATCGCCTCCTCAAAGAGAAGGAAGAACGTGATGCCGCTTCCGAGGGACTACCGAAACACCGAAGTCTACATCTCTGAAGGTAACATTTGTGACCTTCTTGCATCTTTCCTCTACCAGACACAAGTTGTAGGGGATTACGACGAAGTTCTTTCCGTCTCTTTGGGAGAACGCCGTCCTGATGGAATGTACGCCATCAGCTTTATGCATATTCCGCGTAAAGAAGCTATCCTAGTTGTACACAAGTAGTTAATTAGGGCCATTGCCCCAAGGAAAAGAAAATGACACATGAAAACACGATTCCCGCTGATATCAATATTCCGGTCGATCTCGTCGAAATTCTCGACGAAGCAGGCAACCCCACCGGACAGTACCGAATTGCCCCCGTGGACGGAGCAACCTATAGTGACGGTGAAACCCCATACGAGGGGACCACGGTCACGGAAGACACCCCCGATCACGTCGTCCACTAATTTACCGATGTAACGAAGAAGGAGCTAGGTTATCTCCGTTTCCTAGCTCCTTTTTCTATGGAGGTATTATGTTAGGAAAGAAGAAGTATATTTCAATACGTCAGAAGTATTTCGGTGAATCTGCTAGAGAAGCTAAATTTAATTTCAGTAAATATAAGGAAGTAAAGATGGGATTTGATTTTAATAAGATTGTTGAATTTGTTGATTGCCCAATGGCACAACCAGCACCCAAGTGTGTACCTGTGTGTTGCAAAAAAGAAGGGACAGCCCCCATGCGTTACAATGACAACTACGCTCATGCTTCCGTCAACGCTCCTCAGTCTGATCTGGCTACCAGCCGTGATTACTTCATGCGTCGTCTGAAAGAGGTGAGTTCCACCCTCGGTGACCTTGCTGAGAAGTTCAACCTCCACGTTGACAACACCCCGAAGAACTTCAAAGACCTGATTGACGCAATTAAGAACGACAAGTTCACGCTCGATCCTAAGGTTGTGAAGAAGTTCGAAGCTCTTGATGATAATGACGAGGATGGCAAGAAGTATTGGTTCAATATGACCTACGGCATCATCTGGGATGGCCCTAAGGCTGACCAGAAGGGCTATGAAGAGGCAATGGAGGAACTGAGCAAGGCAGAAGATTCTGCCCGTGACGCCATCATGGCTGCTGCCAATGCTGGTGATATGAAGGCTGCGGTTGAAGCTTTCGCTGCTTGGACTCCCACCGTGGGAAACGCCTGAAGGCTCAGACCATTAGCCTATTAAAATGGTTCAAAAACATTAGGGGAACAAACCCCTAACGACCAGCGCAAAACTAAAGCCCCTAGGGATTTCTCCTTAGGGGCTTTTTTTGTGCCTAAATTGGTAGAATGTTACTAAATCTCTATGCCACCAAGTTCTTTAAGTTCCACGTCTTCGAGTTGTTTATTCTGTTGCTGCTGAGGTGGAGTTACAACCATACTGTCATCTACATCTTCTGGTACAATCCAGTCTGATGCTACTTGATGAAATTCATCATCATAGAAGGCACCCTTAGAATCACCTATTGTCATCGTGCTTTATATCCTTTGTGCGGCGGTTGTCTCTTTCGGTTCGCGCGTCTAGAAGTAACCTTAGTAGGAACATGATCGAGACTACCAGTAGGGTGATACCCAACGTGATCAAGTTCTTTTCTGTCACCTTTGTGTACCAAACCTTTCTTCATGGCCTTATAGCGTGCACGACCTCTAGCGGCACGTCGTTTCTTCTGAATCGCAGAAGACTCCCATTTGTTTTCTTTAGCGTAATTACGGGCCATTATTTCCTACTATTTAACTGCCTCAAGAAGTCCTTGACTGACATTCCCGGAGGGATTTCATCAGTCTGTATTCCTGTGATTTGTTCGTCTGACAGGTTACCTTTGATTACGCCACGTGTTTGGTAGGACTCCAAAGGTTCTGCATTAGAGCCAGTTGGGTTCCTTATAAATGATTGGACGTCATTTGAAGGTTCTGCAGCAAACTTATTGGCAGGACCTTTCTCGTTAATCTTATATCCTTTACTGGAGATCATAGCTCTCATAATCTGAGCAGGAACTCCTTCGATATCTTTAGTCGGAGAGAAGTTAGCAGCCTTGAGAGTCCTGAAGACAAATGCATCTACATTACTACCTTCAACCTTAGCTATCTCAGCGAGATTACCTAATACCATATTGAGGTTCTGAGTTACAGGATTATCTGTACCATTCTTATCACGAAGCATCAATCGGGTATGCTTACTATCCCAAGATAGATCGTAACTACCACCAGAGTTCTTAACTAGTTCGTTGATAGTACCGACTTGATTTCTAATCAATCCAACAGCTTCTCCTTGTGCCCAGTTAGAATACTTAGGCCAAGCAGTAGGCTCGACAGAAGCAGCATGAGCACGAATAGCCTGTGTAACAGCAGGAGCAGTCAATGTAGCAAATGCAGACGACCTACCTTGTACGACACGGCCTTTCGTATCGTCATAGTAATCATCCATGAACTTACTGAGGACATCACGATTACTAGGATCGTAGAAATACTTAATTGCATTACTCTTAGCTTCAGGAGCAGCTGTAGGATCAGTAATGACTTTAGTTAATCCTGTTAGATTCTTATAAGCTTGTCCGGGCAACGGAGTACCAGAGATATTACCAGCCTGACGCATCTCATCAATACTCTGAGAGAATGTATAAGTCTTGCCGTCTGCTCCTTTGTAACCGCCAGTCTGTGCAATAGCTTGCTGTCCCATTTCTTTTATTAAAGGTTGGACATCAGTATTTAATCCTGCACCAAGCATTGACCCTACAATATCAGGAGCTAACTGAGGTATTAATTTATTAAAGACAGAAGCCGTTTGAACTCGACCTCCAACAGTAGGGTCTTTCAAAACCTTAAATGTAGCATTGCGCTGAGTAGCTTCAGCAGCCTCACCTAACGTATAAGCAGGACCGAATTGTTTATCCTTGATGAATTCAGATGTCTTTTCAAACAACGCCCCTACCGAGGAATTAATAATCTTCTTAGTCTCTTCAGGTCCAATGATATCTGCGACAGATTTACCTAACGTACCATCTGCTAGTTTAGGACGTGTATTCAAAAGCATAGCCGTCTGTGTATAAGTCTTAGCCTTAATAGCTTCGTACTGTTGGCTTAGATTGCGGTAAACATCATCGTTTGCTTTACCCTGATTTACAGTTAAATCATACATCTGATCCGACAACTTAGCAGCTGATACACCTCCTTGGGCAGCCAGCATCTGATCATTAGCAAACGCTATCGTAGCTGCGTGATTAGCTGCAGCAACAGCGTAATTAGTAGCATTAGTTATCTGTGTCTTTTCATCCTGACTTTGAGACTCAAACTGAGCCTTCTTAAGAGCAAGAGCATTTAGTTGTCCTTGATTGAATGCTAACCATTCCATAACCTTATTACTATCACCAGTAGCATTATACTGCTCAAGTGCCTTTTTAGAGCCGGGAAAACCAGAATTACTTACAATCTGATGTTGCCAGAATGTGGTTTCTTTGTCTGCCTTAGCTGCACGCTGGGCGATATCTGTACGAAGACTATTGACTAGTTCGTTAGCGATATCCTTACCAGTAGCCTTCTGCATTGTAGCATCGACGTACTCACGCCAACCGGGGTATGTAGCTCTGAGGTCCTTCAGCTGTGCATACAGCTTCATATCAATCTCAGTGTTGCTAGGCTTACCTGAAGCCTGCGCAGCACCTAATCGTTCGACGTTCTTCAATCCTGCTGCCAACCCCGGAGGTACGTCAGGAGAATTAACATTAGCCATGATGTCTACTGGACCTGCAGAAGCTACTTCTGTAGTGCCAGTTGCAGGAGCAGCAGGACCAAGCCCTGTAGGGTTAGCCTTGAGTTCTTTTAGCGCGTCAATATATCCATCAGTCAATGGGTCTACACGACTGTAGACGTCATTCTTGATGACACCCTTGACTGTACTGTCTGCTAGTTCTGCAATACCTTCGAAGGCTTTGCCTGCAGTGGCAAGAGCTATTCCTGTAGCTTTACCTGAATATTCCCCAGACTCATCTGCCTTCGGCTGTGATATAGGTTCCGAGTATCCTTTAAGGAAACTAGGCATCTTATCTTGGCCGGGAGCGACCTGTGGGTTTAATACGGCCATTATTGTTCTCTTTTATGTAATTGTTGATACGCTTCATTGTATATTTGTCGCTTATCCGTTGGGATCAAAGACAGATAAAAACGATCGAGGTTTTTAGCCAGCGTACCACGATTCATTGTAGCCAGTCGTTGGATAGCTTTAGCTTGCATTTCTAACGGGACCATTGCTGACTCCAGTTGAAAGAATGCATTAGTCATATGTTTAATAGCTTGATCTCTATTACCATTAAGAGCATCTTGCTGACCCAGATATGCATAATGTTCGAAGTCATTGATAGCACGTAGATAGTTCTGTTGACGTTCTTTATTAATCTTATTACGCAAATACATATCGTCTTCTACGACGTCACGTAATCCACTTAATGTCCTGAACATAGCATCAATCTTACCTATGTCATTAACAGGACGTCCGTGGCTATCAAGCCACTTACCGTAGGCTTCAGCATAAATCATACGCCTACCCATCTTCCATGAATTGATGACATCAGGAGCTTGATACCAATCATCCATAGTTAACTTAAAGACTTTCTTATTAGGATCAGACTGAAGCTGACTATACATAGCTTGTGTAAACGGAGACAGACGAGACAACGTGTCTCCAATCTTACTACCGACAGCACCAGTTAATATCTTCCAGAAGGGAGTATCAGCTTCTAATAGATCACGAAGGATTTGGTAACCACCGGGACCGAAGCGGTTATTGAAGTCATAGAATGTTCCCTTTGACATATCCATTCCACCAGTGATAGTAGCACCTAACATAGAGAGAGGTCCTTCCATCAGCAGTGTTGAAACCATATTCTTACCGGGAACATAGCCATTCTCAAGAGCCTTCTGACGGATCAAATCTCCACCGGGAATAAGTGTCAATCCTGTAGAAGTAACTGCACCGAATAACATACTATTAATAAGGAACATCTTGGCACGTACTTTCATACGTCCAGCGAATGTCGGAGCAAGATTACGACTCCAGAAAACGTCTCCAACCTTCTTAATGTAGTCAAAGAACATCATCGGAACACCAACTAATCCTTTATTAAGGATGGTATTGGCATCACGACTCATAAGTGAATTAAAGTAGTTAGCTCTGTAGAGTATCTGTCCTTCTTCGACCTGAGTAATCTTCTTGAAGGGATTCTTCTTTCTGAACTCATAGAAAGCAGTATAGTATGCACCATACCGGACATTCTGGTTAGCTAGGTCGAAGAAAATCTGACTACTACGAAGGAAGCGCCCACCATCGCTGATAAAGAAGTTCTTCTTATGCATACCATTGTCTAGTGATATAGTATTACCAATCACTCCGAAGCCACTACGATCTAAGAACTTCATAGCTTCAGTGAACTCGCCGGGACGCCATCCGAACATAGTAGCTTTAGTATCCATTGCAGATACTATATCTGGTTTCTTATTGATACGACTCCATTGATGCAACAAAGCTCCGAAGCTACCAGCTGCAGCATGATCGACATCTGCAAGAGCATAGATAGTTGCATACGCCATACTCTGCGCAGTCAACTGTGTCCAATTAAGCAATCCCAGAGTAGTGTGGAATGTCATACCTCGTAGGAAATCTACTGGAGCACTGACACGATCAAGTAACCATTCAGGAGCCAGTAGAGGAGCCTTAATGATCTTGCCTAACGTAGGGGCTTTATTAGAAACTGCAGCGATTGGTCTGCTGACTTCTGCTGCGTATATAGCATCAGACATCGACTGACGCAGACCATGCATCACAGTATCAATCTTACTAGGCTCTCCTAGGAAATCTTTGATCTTATAACGATTAGTCTCTGCGTTGATACGACGTAGTGCAGTATCTGGATTGCTCTTAAGCTTACCTTCTCTGAGATACCAGAAAGGAGAAGAACGAACTAGAGCCTTCGGGTCTTCGAAGAGATCGAGGTTCTCTTGAAGCCAATGTTCCGCTGCCGTGATTTTCATGTCATCCATATAGATAGAAGACACTGCACGTTCCATAGCTCTAGTAAGAGCCGTAATAGGATCAGTTAAACTTGCAGGACGGAATTCATAGAATGGTCTAGCACCGCTACCTTTATTGAAGAACTCATTTAGAGCATACGAATCTCTTGGTTGCGTATAAGCAACTTGGAAGTTACGTGCTAGCGATCCATGTTTAGTACCATCAACGAATGTACTTACGATACCACCATCAGGGGTAGTCTTAGTATATTTCTCAGCTAATTGCTGGTCTAAGTCTGCAATGGTTTTACCCTTCGGGACAACTCTGAATTCCTGACGGGGATCAGAACTGAAACGCGGAGGTTGTATTTCACCAGTTACAGGATTTTTACTAGGGCGGAAGCCTGCATAAAGCTTCTTCCACTCAATATCGAAGACGTTCTTAGCATAAGCTTTAGCGCCTCTAGCGTCTCTAGCACGTATCAACCGTGCTATTTCATTCATATGTTTAGCGAAATCTTCGCCTTGTGCACGACTAGTAACAAAACCAAACGTACTATCACCTTCATAGATATGTTCGAATTTGCTACCAACCTTCTGAGGGCGAATGATAGATTGCTTGACAGAATGGTCATAATCATACTCCCAGTGTCCACCACCTCGGTAGCCAACTTGGTCATATGTAATAGGCTTAACCTTCATATTGTTACTAAAGATATAACGAATACGAAGTTCATTACCATCACTGTCTGTACGACTGATCGGACGAGCTTCTGGATTATATATTTGCCCGCCAGTAAACTGTCCATGCTTAACAAGCTCACGGAAAGCTTCTTTGTTATCAGGGTTCATATTATGCCAATACTTCTCGCTTCCATCCGAGGAAACAATAAGCATCACATCATCGCCAATGGCAGGAACTTTATTCAGAAGCTGGGCTTCGAACCACGGAGAGTCAGTGTTCTCTCCATCCTTATTGGTAGAGAACTGCATCTGCATCACACCCAACCGTGCCTTATTACGATAAGACATAACTGAACGTAGCACATGATCGAAGTGATCAAGTCTAGTAATAGCGAGATAAGCAGATTGTTCTAATTCAGAAGCAGGACGTTGGTAGTTAGTCAACCAATGGTTTTGTATTTCTTGGGGCGTCTGCATATAGTACCCCGGAAGTTTAGTAACAGGGTCTTCTGCAGTCTGTGCAAATACTAATGCACGAGTGAAGTCTTTAGCAGGAGTACGTCCAACACCTTTAAGGTAAGTAGCAGGGCGGTGAGTAATAAGATCATCACGGTAAAGTTTTTCAACTGGAGCTATCTCTTGCTGGACAAACTCTAAGAACCTTGTTTGCCCGAAGACAGTCTTAGCTCGGTTCTCGTTCTCTACAACAGACAAGGTGTCATAAGGATTACGGACCAAACCTATGACAGCATTACCTACTTTAGTAACACCTCCGGTATCTTTATTACTTATACTCTTGGCTTTGTCTTCAAGTACTAATGCATCTCTGATGCGAGTTTGAACTTCATTCAGAGGAATAGTAACAACAAGGTGGAAGCCTAATCCTTGCTGTTCAATACGAGCAGTCTGCTCAGTTACTTCAGGAAGGAACTTACCAGTCTTAGTATTATAAGGAATCATACCCGGCTGAGGTGTCGGAGAAGAGTCAACTTCAATGCCGTGTGTTACATAAAAACGAGTGCCTTTTTCATCAGTTTTTACACTCTCAAAGTCTTTAGCAGCAGCTTTAGGAATATAAAGAATATCAGCCGATTCACCTCCTACAACAATAGGATAACCATTGATAATAGCGTGATTACGTGCAAGCTCAGAAGAACTAAACCGATTACCGTCGTAGTTACCGATGTATACATCAATAGCTGTGGTATTCGAGTAAGGCTCATAGCGAGCGTCTGCGTTAAGGATTGTATTTTGTTTACCGGGGAATAATGACCCGATGTTATCAAGTATATCTCGGTAGCCTTGCTCTGCAAGGACAGGCGTACGCATCACACGTACACTCTCTGTTAATACATTGACAGCACGGTTCTCGTAGCCGTCTGCAGCACTCAGGAATCTTGTGTGTTGCTCTCTTGACAGGTCTCCCGGAGCATTACGTATAAGATCGGTACGTGTTCGGTGTAGACTGAATAGGGTGTCTGTAGCATCACGAAGAGGATCAGGTTGAGTAGTACTTACGATAGCCTTCTGTACCGCAGCTTCTCTGGTATCACCAGCACCCTCAGCAATCGTAGCCTTCGTGATCTTAGGAGAAGCAGAGGATTGAAGAACATCTGTGATAACCTTAGTCATCTGTTGGACCTGAGTTTCAGGAGGAACAGGACTACCGCGCAGGACTTCCTGCACAGACATAGCACCTCTACCTAGATTGTCAGACTCTATTAGAGCAGGAGGTCTGCCAGCAGGTCCAGCAGGAGGAGGAGGTCCACCACCGGGACGATACACACCATCAGGACCGGGGGCTAAGCCACCACGGTCTATAGGAGCAGCACGAGTGTTTCTTATCTGTCCTTTCGGAGCAACTAAACCAAGTGTAGCAACATTAAGAACTTCTAGAGCACTATCGAGGAACTTATCACTGGTGCTCATACCTACGACAGACTGGACAAACTTATAAGCTAAGTCCTTATCGTAAGAACTAATAGCATTAGTAAGCCTATCCATCTCTGATTGGAATTGATCAGGAGGAAGCTTAAGAAGCTCCATTGCTTTGTTGTCTAGGATATTACCTAGGAAGTCAACGCTATCTGTATTAAGGTTCTTACGAAGAACATATCCTTCATAGAAACCCAGACTGAGTAGTTGTTTGAAGTCTAGGTCAGTAGGCGAACGATGTGTGATACCAAGAAAGTCTTTGAAGTTATATTGAGGTATCTTATCTAATTCAGCCTTGAGGTTCTCAGCTTTAGTTACAGCGTATTCTTTATTAGAAAGAATATCACTTCCCTTATCGAAGTACGCCTTGACTGCTTCAGAGTTATTTATTTCAGCATCCGTAAGGATGTTGTCAGGAATACGAGCAGCAGCTTCTTTAGTTGCATTGACGTACGCACGAGCATATGTCTGTTCGATGACTCCACCGGGACGTACTTCAGGAGGAGTTAAAGATGCGATATCATTAAGAGTAAGTGTAGAGCCCTTAGTGGCAGCGAGATCAATGATAGCCTTCTGACGGACTTCCATTGCACCAGCTGTGATATTAAGAGCAGCATTCTCGCGGAGAACAGACTCTTTACCACCAGCGATATTACGATAGATTTCATCGTAGTCTTGCTTGACAATATCCCCCAAGCCCATATGAGCTTTATAGGCGCGTGACTTCGCAACCTCTTCATTAGGAGGCTGAGGAGGAGATATTCCTGTATCAATGTTTAATGTAGGTTGAGGCGGAGCGCTCTCAAGAGAAATAGGTTGAGAGACTTCTTCGGGTTCCACTAGTACAAACTTCCTGTTATATTAAAAGGATTGAACCCACTACTTGCGCTTGAACTCTTGCCAAAGCCTTGTGAGAATTGTCCTACAATAGGACCAGCTTTCATTACAGTACCTCCAAGAGATGTTAATCCTTGAGCTTCAGCAGACTTGCCACTAGCCTCAGCCATATCTCCACCGAGACTGGCCATCTGGATTTTATCCTGAGATATAACGCTGTTGTAACCAGCTATCTTTCTACCACTAGCAAGCGCACTATCGACACCAATTTCATTAAAGAAGCCTTGATCGGCAATCTGCGCCATACCACCTTGTAATCCTGTACCAAATTGAGCACCTTGGTTAACTGCGGTAGATAATGATTGAGACCGTGCACGTTGAACATTACGCATGTTCTCAAGCTGCATACGACGACCTTCTAGTTCCATTTGCTGTTGTTTAACGTCATTGATACCTTGTTCTTGACGGGCTACATCCATAGAAACACCAGCTTGCTGTTTGGCAATCCTAGCTTTATCTTCTTCAGCATGTGACTGTTGCACACCACCGAAGATACTCATTCCTAATCCGACAGCACTAACTGCTGCACCTAGAAAATTACCTGTAAGGGCATTAAGTCCAAAGCCTGCTAATGCTCCAAAATCAAAGGACATTATATACTCATATTCTGTGTTTCAAACGTAGACCACCCGAAGATATTAAAAGGCTCGCCGTCTGTAGATTGTAGTTTAAATTGAAGTATCAAGCCTCGACCTCGGATGCGATGTTTACGAATAATGACTGCGAAGTTAGGATTTAAATTATTTACTAACTGTAACGTACTCCATTTCCCGCTATTACCAGTTATGGCGTAATCCCACAATCCTTGTATTTTATACGAAGTAGGTTCGTCATTCCCAGAATACATATAAATATACGGAATTTGAAAATGGCGTTGAGCTTGTCCATGAACTTTATACCCAGTTACAAAGAAGCTTGTATAATTAATTCCACCTGTAACAGTCACCCAGTCTTTATAACTAATATCATATTCTTCAGCGTAAAAAAGATTACTATTAGATGAAGATGGATACTTAAAGCTCGGAGGAACCGTACCGGGAGAAGATACATACAGTATCCCATTTATACTGGCTGTTGTAGTCGCATCTATAGTATAAGGATAGAAAGCTTTATTATACGTATTGTAGTTAAGAATTCTATTAAACGAATACCGATCAGTAGCATTAGCGAATTCAGTATCACGGTAAACCCACTGTATTACGTAATCAATAGGATGATAAGCACCACGGACGTACTTCTTACAAGTAACAGGAATTTCATTATAGAAAGAAAGAATAGTCCCAACCGTAATAGGGTTGACTTCTAATCCACCTTGCTGTGAAGGTTGTATCATGTAGATACCTTCTTCATTCCAAAAGTAAGGAAGACCATTGACATTAATGAAGGAAGTCGAACTAATACTTCTGACATAAGATATATTAGTTACAGTATAGTCATTCGCAGAGAAACCAATACCTCTACTCCCAGTTATAAACCAAATGCCATTAGATGCGAAGACAAGTAAACCATTCTGAATAGGGAATAGTTTATAGATATTACCACTTCCAAGGATAGTTATAATACCACCATCGGTAGGAAGAAGATCAAATAATGTTTCAGAAGTAGGATCGTTCTGTTGATAACATTTACTTAGATCAGTTGGGGATTGAACTATCTGGGAGAAATATATATTCTCTGTCCAAGTGTATTGAGCAGCATCTCCCGTAGGAGCTTGCTGTGCGTCCACACCAGTAAACCAAGCACGACCTGCGAACCAAGCGCCAGTTCTGGGTCTTGACGTTGTAGTTATATTAGTAACAGGTTGACCTGATACACCTGATTGATTTTGATTAAACGCATTCAGAATGTAGTGTCCCTTAGGAGCATTACCTGATGTAGGTGTAAAGTTATTAGCTGTAGTCGCCGGATCGAAGACGCCAGAAGAATTCTTAAATCTCCACCAGACATCTGAATTGGATGGGAAGCTTCCAGTAGCTACGCCGAACGATGAAGCATAACCAAGACTAATCGGGTAGATAGTCCAGCTACTTCCTGTAGCGACACCCGGAGTTTGCTGGAACGTTGCAGCGTGAACTACTAGTGTAGTTCCTGCATAGGAGGTCACTGTTCCTGTTGCGTATGCTCCTGCATACATTCCGGGGAAGTCAGGACCTGTATAAACAATTTGAACAGTCTGTCCGGGAGATACTCCGACTAGACCAGCAGCTACAGTAAAGTTAGGATTGACATTTCCTGCCCCAGAATTCCAAGGAGTTGTTGACAAACCCGTCCAAGCATTGACTGTAATCCATCCTTGGTTACCTAAATTGTATCCATGTTCAGCAGTAAGAATTGACGTAGGAGGTCTTATGTCAGCACCGATTGGTTCTGAATATCCTGTGAAATCTCTTACTTGAACAGGTATAGAAGTAGCTGTAACAGTGTTACCTGCGTATGTACAATATATTGGTTCGCAATTAGGATGGAAGATAAGTAAATAACCATTACCGTCTGCGTACTGACATTCAGCAGTAAAGTCAAAAACAATTGTATTAATTGCAATGAAGGTTAAAAGATTAACTGTCGTTGCGAGTTTCTGAGTAGACAGAGGGGCAGTAGCAGTAACAGCACTAGACTTGTAGAAATAAATATCACTACCAACTTGACGAACAACTAATTGAGTTAATCCATCCCCACCCGCTAAATCCCACTTATAATCTGATAAGCCATTATTTGTACGACTCTTTGAAAATGGAATTCCATTCAGTTCTTTATCTACACCTAAACGACGTGTAACATTACCTACAAGTGTATAGACACAATTATCTGTATCCGTCGCTGCATTCTCAGGGAAATTCAACCCTGTAAATTCAGTGATAAGACCTTTAGTAAAATTGTTTTCTACAGAAGTAATTACTTGGGAAGGCACTAATCTATTACCTGATTGATCTCGATATTACGAGGATTGTAATAAGCGTCAGCGTATTTCTTAAGTGCCTTGAAAGAAGTAAACTTACACTTCAAAGGTTCAGGAACTCCTCCCATATCATACTTAAAGGACCACAGAGTTGTCTGCGGGTCCATGACGGCATGTAATTTATTTTCACCATTAAACAATCTAGGGTCAGCAGCACCTAGTGTATTAAGAGGTTTCTTGCCTTCCATTACAGAAAGAGATAACACTCTATCTGCGCTTTTCATTTTACTTTCAGGCGATATTGCCATTAGAATGCATCCCATCCACGTGCTTTGAATTGACTGATATTACTGCGATAGCCTCCACCGTGCCTACCGAAGTCAGGGAGAGCGTCAAAGTAAGTCGGTCTGTCTATGACAGCCTTCTTCTTTTGAACCGCTGTCCAGCCTCGCTTAACCTCTTGTGTGGCTAATGCGTGTGGCTGTTGCTTCAATTCATAAAAGGCTAATGCGGTTGCTTCATTGACAAGTAACTGGAACTCTTCATCTGCCAGACCGGGGATAAAGCTGTCTTCCATTTCAAAATGAGGGACTACTCTACCTAGAGCCATAGTCTTACTAGCTTGAAGTGTAGTATCTTGAGTATTATCAAAGGCATCAAAGATGACGTAGAAGTTGCTCAAGATCGTACAGAAGCGGGGCTGTTGTTGGTTCTTGTAATAGAACGTATAGTTAGTATCGTAGTTATTACTTGTATCTTGGAAGGTAAAGCTTTCGACGTCAGACTCTTCAGGATTAAACCTGTTTACCATGTCTATAAACTGCCTGACAGGTAATATCGTGACATACAAATACCCCGGAGGTGGGTTCACCCCACTGCCAGAATTATTCTGAAGATCAGTATTAATACCGTGACTACCAACTGAAGTACCGTCTGTGATATTACTATCGAAGTACTTCAACCATTTAATCTCCGCAATGCCTGTAGGAACGTACATCAATACTGGAGAAGTAGCATCAAGAGAAGGATCAAGCTGGATAAGTTGATCATGTTCAGGGATACCAACTCGACTAACGATGTCGAAGTATTTATTCTTGATTATATTAGCAACCTGAAGAGATTCCGGAGAATCACTGATGCTATTGACTTCATCAGAACTCATCCTTGAAAGAATGTTCTGAGTCATGTCAAGAAGTGTTTGTTTCATTTACGGTTCCACATATTGATGCCGATATTACCAAGTAGGAAGACTACGACTGCGTAAGGAAGATAAGATACGCTATCCGGGTATTTCTCGACATGAAACATCAAGTCAGGATAACGGATAGCTACGACAGTATCCCACCCAATAAGCATAGCCCAGACAACAGTCGGAAAACACAGCATGTCACGCATAAGGCGAAGACCGATGTCATCTTGAGTTGTCTGGATTATCTGTGCAGATACCTTAGATTCTTCGATATCAGAACTACGATTAGTCTTCAGCGTGTCAAGTTTTACATCTTGCCACTTCGTGAAGATACTAATGATGCCCTGAATGATCGGGCCAAGTAAAGGTATCCAACTTAACATTACTTAACTTCCGGAGTTTCGGAGAGAGTCTTTTTAATCTGTTTCTTAGCTTTTTTGACCACAGGAGCTTCATCAACAGCTGCCTGAACCTTCAAGAGAGGATCATTAGCGCGACGGGTAATTTCAGAGAAGATACCCTTTACAAAAGCAATAGCCCCGAGAGCCATTACCTGAGTCTTATTAAAAGCAGTCCCTGCCCCAAAGAGAGAGGTAAGAGGAGACCAGTCCATAAATCCTACACCAGCTACAATAAGACCAGTGAGAGCCGTAATACGAGCTTCGATGATTGACCCGACCGGACCAAGTACGGTCCAAATCTTGTCTTTAATTTCCTTGAACATTTGTCGTCTTTCTATTTCGATAAAGATGTACACCAACGTCAATCGCCAGTGCTAGGGCAGCAGCGCCCAGTGTGTATAGTATCCAGTGATCAGCAAAGCCATTCCACGTAGTGGCTAGTCCACTGACAGTACCAGCAGCAACAACAGTTCCAACCGGAATAGTTGCTTTCTGGAAGACTCCCATGAACTTCAATAAGCCAGCGCAACCAAGCTGAGTATCAACGTGATTAGGATCGTAAACCCCATCAGCAACATACTTGCCTTTGACATACTGATTAGTCCCTGCCCAGATATAAGGTGAAGGAACACCCTTGTTGTAATAACCTAATCCGTTATACTTCTCCAATAAAGCTAACGTTCCACCGACGGACCAATCATGGTTAGCGGCAGCATAAGGTGGACATTTAGTGAGTGCATCAACTGCACCATCTTCCCAAGTAGCGAACGGTCCACGTCCTTTAGGCTTGTGTGTAGATTTCTTATTAAGAGGGTCGCCTTGCCCTAATTGTGTATTCCAATTCTGTGAAGCTTCACGCTCATGGATAACAGCAATGACATGCCAAGGAACACCAGTAAGTTTTTCAACCTTCTGATATCTATCCTTACTTGCCATCAAACGATTGGCGACCTTCTCAAATAGAGGTCCTTTATCAGCGGAGACTTTACAGTCAGCCCAACGTTTAGCGTTTTGTTCTTGAAGAGTCATCGTGCGCGCCTAGCTCCTATAAAGCCATAATATTTGGGATTACTTGAACCGCCAGTAAAGTTAGCGTAGCAACTCAAGAAGATTGTAGTCGTACTTGCGAGAGATATTCGTCCACTTCCTGCAGAGACAGCGATGTTAGAAGTTGTACTTCCAACCCACATAGTCATCATACCATTATTAGGACGTGTAGGAACTGTAGCCGACGTGGATGAAATCCAAGCTTCTGAAACAAGTAAAGTACAAGCCCCTGCGTTATCTGAATAGACAACACCATCGACATCCCAGTCACCTGCTGTTAAAGAGATGCTAGTGATATTAACTGGAGTAGCAGTAGCTGTTGCAGGTGTTTCACCAGCTATCAATACCTGAGAAGATATATACTCGCCAAGAGTCCCAGCAGTAGCAAGACCGCTAGTCGCAACAGCGGGTATAGAGCCTGCATTGATTCTAAGGTCATTTGTAGAGTTCGTTAATCCTGTGCTTAGTGTGAATGCACCTGTGTTACCTGCAATGCTTGTGACAGCACTGACTCCCTGTATACTAGTAAGAGTTGCTCTCTTCAATGCATTGCTTGCAGCAGAGTCTACAATCATTACCGAGTCAGCACCGATTGGAGTAGCTTTGCTAGTCAAGGCAGGGATAGAAATATCTGCAGGAGCAGCTGCACTTCCAGTAGAGTTGCCCTTCAAAGTAAAGGCAGCCATATTAGTTTCACTAGCCCAACCAAAATCGAAGCTAGTATTGCTGTTCTTAGTAAGCTTCTGTCCGGTTGTACCACCTGCAGGAACATTGCCTGCAGCTACTGTTACAGCATTAAGCTGTGCAAGAGTTACTGGTTCTGCATTTGTAGTAGCAGTCGGTAGATTAAGAATAGGATTACTATTCATATCAATACTAGCCCCCATTGTATTGGGGGAAGTACCGTCTCTACTAAGAGTATTATCAAACGCTGTTTCCAACGTTTGATTATTACCATTTATAATAGTAACTGCAGAAGTTTCATTCTGCAGATTTACTAAATCGTTGAGTGTTATCTTAGACATTACGCATTCCATTCCACTGCGAGGTGTGTGCTACGAGGGCCTGTAAATGAAGATTGTCCACCAGTACCTGAGTTACCTTGTCGTTCGAGACCATAGAAAGTCTTCAGACCTGCGAAAGGCGTAATTCGGAGAGAAGCTCTGGGGATGAACCCCATGGCACCACCACCGGGAGAACCAGAGTTATCTATGTTACAACTTCCCTCTTGACCTGAGAAATTCAATGTAGTATCTACACCGATAGCACATTCATAACTCGCATTTGCACCGGGAGTAAGAGTATTAAGAGCAACACTTCTAGGAAGCTCAGCTGAGATAGGCTCTTCAGGATACCCTGAAAGAACTTCAATACTGAATGAATTCCCTGAGAATGCACTCTCACAGACATTCCAAAGCTGTGTAGTAACCGGAGTATAGAATTTGCTAGTGGCATAAGTACCAGCCATAAGCTTCAACGGAACTCTGTTGTAGTAATTCCAAACACCATATGTTCTACTCGGACCGTAAGTTAGAGTAGCTGATAATTGCCCGTTAGTTGCAGTATCAATATGAATAGTACCGAGATATATACCTTCGAACTGAGCGGTAGTAATTGTAGTAGAAGCTCCAGTTCGGATTGTCATAGAAGCGTCGTTGACAAGAACACCATCATTATGAGTAAGTCTGCGTCCATTAGCAGGAGCAACTTTATTGAAGAATTGAATTTGAGCTACGCGTAGAGCATTAATACCATTGCCATCAAAACCAACCCGATGGTAACGATAAGCTTGGGTCTCTGTCTGAGAGATAGGAATTGTGAAGACAGTACCAGCCACACCATTATCATTGCCACGCCAGACTGTAATCAAATGCCAGTTGACATTATCATTACTGCCGTAGACGTAAAATCCTTCGACTGAAGGTGCGTTACCTAATATCGAACTATCTGTACAAGCATAAACAACAACCTTAGAGATTGTCTTAGTAACACCAGCACCCCAGTCTTGACCGAGGTAGTTTGCTTCACTATTATTGGAAGGCGAGCCTAGTTGTGCGATACTTCCTGCGGAAGTCTTACTTGTCGTTCCATCGAAAGCACCACCCGGATTAGTCCAAGCTAATGGTGTAGTCCCTGTAGTAATTGTTACATTAGGTGTAATCAAAGTTTCTGTGGAAAGCATACCTGCATCCCAAAGACGTGTACCAATCTTAAGTGTACCGCTGTCCATAACAGCGAAGACATCATGAAGAGTATTGGCTGCCCAGTTAACCGAGCCAGCTAAACTAAGTGAGAGACCTACTTGGTCGGTAGAATTAGCTGTGAAATTCCTTGTAGTCCATACCCCGCCTGTATAAGTAGGAACAGTCTTACCTGTATATGGAGCGTAATATAATGTTTGGGAACCTGTGACATCCGCAGACATAACAGGATTGCCAGAAGAAATAGTTAACCTACCACCAAAGGCTGGATTAGGTGCTCCAGCTACTGACGAAGTTTGCCATGAAACATCGTAATTAGTGCCACTATTTTTAGTAAGAACTTGACTTGCTGTACCGCCGAGTGGGAGTGTATTGATTGTACCCCCGCTAGCTAATGCTGACACGTCAGCTAAGCGAACAGGATCAAGACTTCCTGTAGGTGCAGGAAGATTTATAATACGGTTTGAATTCATATCCAGAGTGGCATTCATCTGATTAGGACTAGTGCCATCTCTGGATAAAGTATTATCAAAAGCATTCTGAACAATCACACTGTTTTGGTTGATCGTCGTAGATGCAGTTGTGGCGTCGATTAGACTACCAACTGGATTTAGTGTGATTTTGGTCATTAAGTTGCCGTTGTGATTGCAGTCCAGCCAGTCGTTCCGTTAGTATTGACATACAAACGAGTAGACGTGCTAGAACCTGCGGTGCTCAGACAAAGCGTGCCTTTAGGGGCAGAGAATGTCGGAGGGGAGACAGAACTTACTGTGATGTAAGGCTGTGCCGAAGAAGCAAGCTGAGCACTGGTTTGGGAGTCATAGGTAAGAACCTGTGCATCCTGAATCTCAGTGTTACCTTGCATATTATAATTTAGTGTAGGTAGAACCATTTGTTTTCTTTCATAAAGAAAAGGGGGTGCGTCCACCCCCAAGTCAGTTACTGGGTGATAGTACCGATACCACGATACTTGATACGAATCTTCATAACACCGTTAGTAAACGTACCCACGTTTGTAAGCGTGATGTAAGCAAAACCATCAGTGAAGTTAGTAGTCGTACCAATAGCGGTACCTGCCGCACTCACACCAGCAGTGTAGATAACCTTTTTACCCGCAGGGGTAACGGTTGCCAACACTTCACCAGTGATGAAGGAACCAGCGGCAGTGCCACCAGTACCAGTCGTTGCGCGGTCGGCTCGCATCGTTCCGACGGAGAACGACGTACCACCAGCAGCTGCAACTTCGACGTCCATTTCAACCTGCTCAACAAAGCAGTTTGTGGGGAACATCGTAGTATTAGCAAGGATAGTAGTCGCACCCGCAGCGGTATTCGCGAGGGTAACGGTCAACTCGATTTCGCGAGTCTCACCGTAAGAGAGGTAGTCACCAGCCGTAGTTGGGACTGCCTTAGAAGTTCCGTATTGCCTAAACAGGCCATCCGGATCGAGATAATTGCCACCAGCCATAGTTTGTTCTCCTTAGGCAGGCACTGCAGCGAGTGCAGTGAGTATAGTGACCATGTTCTCAGGCCGATAAAGCTTAAAGCCGTATTCAGCGATAGTGAGATACTCTTCCTGTTGCAGGTCCTTGTTAAACTCACTGTAGACAGTGGGCATCTGACGGAAGCCACCAATCCACGGCGTAGTATCACCGGGAGTTGCAGAGAAGAAGTAGTTCGCTACACCGTTACTAACAGCGATGGAGTTGATAGTTTCCGAAGCAATCGCCGGGAGGTAATTGCTGACATAGATATCAAAACCATAGATATTGAAGCGGAATTTAAAGCCCGTAACAATACCATCACGCGTGACATCACCCCACATAGGCATGGGAGAAATCAAGTTGACGAGGTTAGCTTGGGTCTGAAGCGTATAAGCCACAGAGGGGTCAACGACAGCACAGAGGTTCACCAGCGGCACGTTGGCCTTAGTGAGAGCGTACTGAGCTTTAGCGAAGTCGGCCAGAGTGATAGTCTGTCCGGTTCCGCCTGCGACCCAACGATGGGAAGCGCCGTTAATAGTGTTGAGGTTAGATGCAGTTTGTCCAGAGTTCGCGACTGCGAAAATCCGAGTTTCAACAGCTTCCATGAGCGCACGATGCTGACGAGGCACGAAGGCCGCGATCACATCCTGAGCATAAAAGCTATCTCGCTTAAACTTTTCGCTGATTGCGTTAGCAGAGTACTTATACTGGTCGAACGAGAACGTGAAGTTACCCGTATCGAACTGGTTGTACTTAACTGCCATGTTTTCATTGAAGTCGGCAGTTTCTGCTTCACCAATCGACGGAATATTTAAAGTATAGCCATCGGGGAAGTCGGAGAGAACCTTAACAAACTTCATCGCATTCAGTTCATCGAGCAGGAGTTCTTTGATCTGACGCGACCAAAGGTTAGTCCTTACAAGAAACTGATTGTTCATGTCGGTAAAACCGGCCATAAATGAAGTCCTTAAAAGTTGTTATTTAATTACGTCCATAGAATGCCTCTTCGCCAATTTCAATGACGTCGTTATGCATCTGGACAGCGATTTTAGGATCAAGGTACAATTTAGGATTGCTCTTCTTGAGTTCCTGATAGTAAGCCCAGTCTCGTTTGTTACTAGCGCGTGGTGCGAAATTGTCATTTCTCTGCGCTGAACGTGGAGGGGTTTGAAAATTTTCTTTCATTTCGTTATTCAATCCAACTAAGCGAAAGATCGCATCGGGAGATTCCATAGCAATTTCTTGAATCTTTTCATCAGGTAGTCCTGTTTCTCGGAGGACAGCTTGATAGCTGTTACCGAATCGTTCCCTGAGTTTATCTTGAACCAGCTTAGCATTAGCCGCTTGACGTTCCTCGCGTCGCGTTTTAGCGATGGCTTCGGTTATCTTCTTGTCAATGTCTATAGGTTCGGGTCGGCTCTCTATTACTTCGTTCGCTGGGGTGTGTTCGCTATTAGAAGGTCCTGCCTTATTTAGTCGATCAACTAATTCTTGCAGGCTAGCCTGTGCATCCAATTGTTTCTTAGCTTCAAGGTAATCCTTGGAGATATCGTCTTGTCGCTTGGTCAGCGTCTTGACAAACAGATCGGAGTTAATCTTAGCTTCGAGGAGTTCTTCCTTGGACTTGTCTTTCCATTTGTTTAGAAGTTCTTCTCGTTCTGAAGTCTCGTTTTGGTCAACGGGTTCTTCGAATAAATTCATTTTGCCTCTTGGTCTAGGTTTATAAGTTTGGATATCTTTTTAAGACAACGGTTGTATCCAATCATATCCGCTTGTCTAAGTTCCCAATTGGGAAGATTGTAATCGTTTGCTTCCGGCTCTATCTTCTCTTCATCGAGAAGAGTCTGCATTCTACGGAAGACTACTTTTGAACCGAGTAGTTGGTTCTTGAAATCCGCTTGTTCTGCCTCGGTCTTGAGGTGTTTGTACCAAGCAGATATCATTTAACTCTCTTAAGTTTGGGGTTCTTTTTCTTAGCAGCAGGAGAAGCCTTCCGAGAAGCATTGGCGAGAATAGCACCAGCTGACTTCTTAGATATGCCTTCCTTCTTGGCTATCTTATTCTGTACAGATTTAAAGCTCATCGCGGCTCTCTGGGCCTTCGTCGTCATTGTCTACAGAATCAGTAAAACCAATGACACGTCCCCAGCCAGCAGGCGGAGGAGGCAGTCCAGTTTCATTGTAACTAGTAGATGACTTCATTTGAACAAAGCATCCTTGAGGGCCTAATGCAATAGCATCAGTCATAATGTCGTTTTGATTACGGATGTTAACCATTATTGTGTTCCTAGTGTTCCTGTGGGAGTCGATCCCATAGGTGGGTTACGAGTAAGTCCAAGGCCGGGATTTGCCCCTTTAGCCGATCCATCTAGATCGAAGTCTTCACCTACGCCTGTAGCTGTACCCATCTGCTGATGAAGCTTCTCTTGGAGAACCTGAACTTGAGCCTGAGCATCCGCCTGTTCGGCCAATGCGATGTACGGTGTCACGACTTCGTAGTCTGAAAGATCAAAGGTCTGTTCGAGTATCTTAGCAAGCTTCACTCCTGAGAAGTGCGGCTGGACCGTCTGCCAAAGCCCCGACCCTGTAAGAGCCGTAAGATTCTGGACAAGCTCAGCTTGTTCGGCGAAATGTCTGGCAGCGATAGGTTTGATCCTTCCAACGCCCGTAATATCTTCGACGGTAAGCGTTTCGAAAGTAGCGACTTTGAACTCATCATCGAATACCTTGATAGTTGTCGAGCCTGACAGGTTCCTTCGAGCTAATTCCAACATTGCGTTAAGAATGGGCTCGATGATCTGTTCTTCGAATTGATTGATTTTATTCTGGAAGATACGGGCTGAGGCATTCTCTAACCGCTGTACTTCGTATTTAGTTTTCTCACCGGGAGACCGGAAGCCCATGGCTTCGCCGGGGGCACCCGCCATCTTTTCCATAGTCTCAGCAAGCATAGCCATCTTGGACTCAGCTTGCATAATCTGGACATCAGGCTGGACGAGTTCTACGTCACCTTCGTCCGAGACGAATATCTTTTCGCCCGGCTGCCACGTGAAGTCTTCGACGAAACCTTTGATCTTTTGGACTGGGTAGGCCGTGAGGTCCCAGATGTCCGCAGCCATATTTTCCAAGTGATCAAGACGGTACTGCATACCAACAAGGTTATCGAGGGGACCCATCCCCCAAAGATTGTCTTGTCGCTTCCTCCATGGGACGTGGTATATAGGAGGTTGGCCAAAGAAACTAGGGTTAGGTTTGTTACCAATAAGCTTATGTCGATCCACGACAGTGATGACTCGATTCTTTTCAAACGTGTCAGTGTAGTGGTCATACCAATCCCCATAGTAAGTTAATACTTCGCAATAATCCGATTGAAGATAAGAACGGAAGGAACTAAATCCATCCATGGCATAAAGGCGATCCCGTTGAGACCAATCTCCTTCGAAAGTCCGTGCGTGATACCTAACCTTCTTGAGATAGTTATATAGTTCTTCGTATTCTGCTCGGTTCTCATCGTTAGACATTCTGTCTAACATCGACTTAAGTTCACCCATAGAAACTATGGAACGAACAAACTTAGGGGAAGAACTGAAGTCTTCCGCCGCAGGATTCATCACCATATCTAAAGGATTAATACGACGTACCGAAGGACCGATGTAACCTGCTTGTGTACCGAAGGGTTGCTCAACCCGATAGTCCTGCCACTCTACAGTGGCAAAACAGTTCCCGAAATCAATGTAATCCAGAATGATCTTATCAATCTCATGTTTAAAACTAGGTTGCTCAATAGCCCAAGACATATAATTGACAATAGCATCACGTTTCTCAGATGAGTTTGAGTCTCTTTCATTTGCTTCCCATATCAACCATTTTCGTTTAGGGAACAAAGTAGCAGTATAATTGCTGTAAAGATTATCCCTAATTTGACAAAGCTTGGGGATTGTGGTACGGTTCTTCCAAGGATTTGCTGAGTTAGTCGTCTGGCTTGTATCGGTAGCATAAACATAACGACGTATCTCCTCTTTATCATTCTTCCATACATTACGGAGTGTATCCCACTCAACGTACTTTTCAGTCAAACGTGTAGCCAGAAGATCAGGACTAAGGATGTTTTCTAGTTCAAGGACCTTCCCGGTCATTAGTGATACCCAATCCCAAACAGAACATCTCTAAATTCATAAGCAGTAACAGCTATTAATATTAATATTGAAACTGAAATAATAACTTTCGCTATATCGGTCATACTGTTCCGCCAAATCGTTGGTTAAATTGCATAGGTTGGTCTGTGTTCTTTTTAATAGAAAATAAATTCATGGGCGGAACTGCAAAATCTATTGCAGATGCCAGTGCGTCTTTGACGTCATCGTGTGCTGGATTAACAAATACTAGCTCTTCTTCAAGAACCTGAGTATTACCTCCTTGATAATGCCAAATCTGATGGTTAGCATATCGAGGTTCGAGGATGCTCATGATGCGTTCCTCTTTCGATCCCTGCCATCGGCTAGGACGGTATTCGTCTACCGCCAGCGATAACCCGTGAGGACGTATATAATTGTCTTTAAGGTCTTTAACAATGACCTGTTGTGCCACCGATACTTCGCAACGTATCTTTCTAAATCCCCATTTCTCATATAGTTTAAGAATATGGAGGAAATAATCAGAAATTTTATCTGTCTTAAAGCGGTCAATCTCAAGGATATAGTAGTTGTTAAGGCCATCTACGCCCAAGACAACGATTGATGTGAAATCGGATTTCTGCCCAGTTGAATACGCGAAATCAACGGACGCAACCACATTAAGTCGTTCTCGTTTAAAGAACCAGTTGTAGTCTCGCCGGGCAAGATAGTTCTGATCATAGTATTGGAATAAATCCCGCTGGATAGGGGAAGAATCAATATCGTGTGGGTCGTTGTAGTATTGGGCTCTGAAGTGTACTTTGTTGAGATATTGGGATCGTTTTGTATCAAGGACTTCTTGGTTGAATCCGTACCACTTCCCGTCTGTGCTCTGACTGCGGGGCCATATATATTCCCCTGTACCATCCCCCACAGTTTCGACAGGATACTCTTTAATGTCGAAAAGCTGATTGTCATTTGACCTTATCTTGTTGCCGAATTCGTCATATGATTCCCGTTCCATAGCTGATAAAGAAGAATACAAATCTAATGGGTGGTATCTCGTACCAACAACCATTTCCATAGCATCTACTGTTTCAATCGAAGCCAAGAGACCATATTGGTCCCTAACCTTTTCACGACCTTCTTCAGTGTAAGCGTTATTAGATACGACCACATCGTCCATAACAGCGATATCGCAATGCATACCGACAATGTTCGTAGTAAGACCCGCTGTAAAAATGCTTGGATCACGAATGTAATCTGCTTTCCTTTGAGGATGGTCTATTGAGATTTCTCTTTCAGTCCATTTCTCACGCTTAGCTTCTTCCTTCTCTATCATCTCAGGCCAATGAATACGATAGTTATCTGAAGTAAGAATATCCTTCATAAATTTCAACTGCTTAGTAGCAAGGTTGCTAGTAGAAGAAATATAAAGAATTCTAAGCGAAGGATTCTTAGTAAGCATCCACGTACACCATAGTGCGATCAGCGCGCTCTTCATGTGATCGCGAGGCAGAAGAAGTAACATATGTTTCTTAGCATTGCTGCTAGTCCACCATGAAATTACTTCCCTGTGGATATTACCAAGCATTCGTTTAGGTTGGACAAGATTGATGTAAGACTCAAAGCTGTTTAAGGCTAGTGCTTTACGTTTATCTCGTGCGGTCTGTAAATCTGATTTCTTCATTTAATTCGGGTAGTAAAGTATTTACCTTTAATCTGATCGTGGAGATAACCTCCAGAAGACTTTGCGTTTACTAGACTTTTAACCTTATTTGCATCAACGTTAGAATAGTGATAAACCTTATCGTTTTGGAACTTAACGACAAGTTCATTAGAGTTTCTGTTATGGGCTACTTCTGCTATGTTGGTAGAATCAAGTTTAACAACATTAGGCTTAAGTCCACCTTCTAACTTGTGCCATCTTCCCGCGAAGACTATAAGCTCTTCAGGTGTTGGTACGATTATATCGTACGATATACCTGATTGGAGAGCAGCTAAGTAAGACGGGTGTAATACATAACCGAAGTCTGAGAACCCTGTGAATACGACTACCGAGGGAACGAAAGCCGGTTGGAGAACTTCAAACTGCACCGAAGCATCTAGCTGCGGTGATCTCTTAAACTGTGGTTGTTCAAACGGACTAAAGACGTACGGCTGAACAACTTGAACTATTACAGGAAGATTGACAAAAGACTGATCAACCTGAAGTATCTTCTTCGATTGAGGCTGCTCAAACGGAGAGAAGATATATCTTATGTCGGACGCCACAAAAGGAGCGTTCGTAAAGCCTTCTCGATAAACCTTTACTATCTGCGGCTGACTGAACTGTGTAAAGACATAGTTCTGAACTACAGGCGGTATAGGACTATTTAAGAAGTCCTGCTGGATAATTCCAGATTTCTTTGGTACTCCAAAGTCAGAGAAACCAGAGAAATTAACTGTAGTGACTACAGGAGTCAGGAAGGTCGGAGTACTTAAGAAATCAGGTTGGATTAATCCAGCCTTCTTAGGCATTCCGAAGTCTGAGAAGACAAACGGTTGAGTTACAACCTGAACAACGGGTAGGTTTACAAAGGAATAGTCTTGCTGTAAGACCCTTTTAGTAAACGGTTGTTCAAATCTACTGAAGACCGTAGTCTGAACAGGGGGTGTAAAAACAAACCCCGTAAACCCTTGTTGCTGACTTTTCTTGTTTTGTACAAGACTGAAGTCTGCGAAATTTCCAGTTACGGTAGTAACAACAACCGGAGCTTGAAATAAAGCACGGGCTGTGTCAGACTGAGGTCTAACCTTAGAATACTGCGGATCAGAAAACTTACTGAATACCGGAGTAACTACAGGCGGTGCGAAGACAAAACCTGTGAACCCTTGTTGCAGATTCTTCTTAGTTTGAACTAAGTCGAAGTCTGAAAAGTCTCCCCCAGCAACTACTGTAGTTGCAACCACTATGGGTTGAAGTTGAGTAGTTAAGTCTGTCTGAGGTCTGACCTTAGTAGGCTGAGGTTGACTAAACCCTGTAAAGACCGGAGTAACCGTAACTACTTGAGCTACAGGTTGAGTTACGAACCCTTGATTGTGAGTTATCTGCTTCTTAGCAGAAGGTTGACTAAACGACGTAAAGACTGTCGGTTGTCTAACTTGTACAGGAACGAAGCCAACGTATGTTGTAGATACGACCGCAATCGGTAGTTTACGTGGAGTAGGGTCTGAAGAGAAAGAAGAGAAGCTAGGGCCGGACGATATAGACGGTAGCTGTCCTAAGGCTAGCTCGCCTAAAGTGCCGAAGCCAAGCATATTACCTCATTCGGCGTGCGCCGATAAATCCGTAACCAGTTCCACTGCCACTAGCGAAAGAGGCAGAACCAACTAGAAATATAGTTGTAGTGGAATTTAAAATCTGTTGAATAGGACCGGCTCCTACCCCTATTTGAGAAGCGGATGTCCCAACCCATTGCTGCATACTTCCACCGCCCGGACGTGTAGGGTGGGTGTTACTTACAGTACTGATGGATGACTCTACTTGAATAATATTCGCACCAGCTTGAACGTAAATGTTCCCCCAGACTTGCCAATCTCCAGCTGTCAATGAGATACTAGTAATGTTAATGGCTGTGCCGCTAACCATACTAACACCACTACCTTGCACAATATTAGAAGAAATGAATTCCCCAACATTACCTGCATTAGCAGCTACGTTACTACCTAGGCCGGGTATTTGACCGGGCTGTAGCGCTCCTGTATCTTCAGCTAGAAGGACTAAAGCTACTTGAGGAGGATTCGTAAAGGAGACTTTACTTCCGGTGGAAGAAAATAAGATGGTAGTTCTAGCAATCGTAACCGTACCTGAAGTGTAAGTGCCTTGGCCGACTTCCCATTGAGTAAGATCAGCACTCTCCGCTCTGTAATGGTATGTATTACCACTAGTAGCACCTGCAGAAGCTGGAGTTTGATACCCAGTTACTGCTGCAGACACAACAAAGTCTCCGGTACCATTACTAGTAGCCAGAAATCTACATACATCTACAAAAGAGGCTACAGTCATGCTATTCGGAGACGCTCACGCGCCTCCATTCTTTTCATTTTCTCTTCGAAGGGATCACACCCTTTGCCTACACAATTCCCACAGATGAAGGACGGGCGGTGTTTATCTCCACAGAGATGACAAATACCACCCATATCTTCAGCGCGCATCATAGGTTTAACAACCTTGACACGATTGCAATGGGCACAGGTGAACGTATCCCGCTCACCCGTTCCCGGATCAGGCCCTGTAATGATAGTATATCCTTGCGCTTGGCGCATGGATTACTCTACAAAGAAGATAGTCGCGACGCCAGTAGAAGCATAGGTAGGAGAATAAGCACGACAACCGACACCAGTTACAGTAGTAGCTGGAATGATCATTGCTGACTTCTCATCACGAGCGATCCAACGCTGTGAGTTACGTTGATTGAGTGCAACGGCCATAAGCGAGACGCCCATCGTGGGTTCTGCAGTATGATTGCCTGTAGCAACAAGACCAGCGGCTGTATCAGCTAGGTCCATCGGAGAAGGAGTTAAAGCAGTACCTGTACCAACAGTGGTATTTCGGATGAACTCCCACGTGATTGCGCAGTCTGTGGCGTTAGGAGCGCCATCTGCACCCACTTCCCATTCATAAATCCAACCACGCTTCAGCGTAGCTGCACCAGTGAGGGCAGTAAGGTTGATGAGGGTTTTACCGGGAGAAGCAACGAGTGATTGCTGAGTACCGGCTTGTTTGTTGTTAGTAGAATAGAGAGCCATTTTTACCTTTTATGGGAAGACGCCAGCGACGGTTGTTACGTGCTGTCCGCCATTAGTGTAGGGGGAGACAGAACAATTAAGACTACCATCAGGTGCCCTAATTGGGTTTGGAATACCTCCTACAGGAGCAGGAGAATTAGTTATATAGATTGCACCACAAGGGTGAGTAGAACCAACGTAACTACCACCGGGAGCTACGATAGCATTTTGAGCACCGTCTACACTTATAGAACCAGTATAGGCTGCTCCACTGACGATAGCGATATTAATAGAACCATCTGCAGCGTGTAATCCAGTATATGCCACTAGTCTTGTTCTTCTTTAAAGAGTTTCTTTACTTTTTTAGAAACTGGAGTTAATTGGGAATCGTCAGTATTGACGTAAATTCCTTTGATAGCTGCATTACGAACGCGCATATTCCAAAGGTCATCTCTGATGTTTGTAACTCTAGAATCGAGACCAGAGAATCTTATATCGTCGTGTCTTTCATGATATTCTAGTTTCTCAAGAATAGTTTGTTCAACACTTTTAATTTGCTGAAATACAAAGTTTTTAATCCCTGAGAATTGGTTGGACAGCCACCAAGCTAATCCCCATACAGTGCCTCCTACGAAGACACCTACAGACAAACCTACTAAAATCACATCAGGTATCTTGTCCATTCATCACCGAAAGTCTAGGTTGCCCATAGCCTTGATATCAGCACGACGTTCTTCTAGAGTTTCGTCACCTGAAAGGATGCGAAGATCACCTCTTTCCTTAGCATACAACATATCTTTAGTAATATGTTCTATGGAATATTGTTTCTTCGGAGGAAGTGAGACATCATCAATGGTGATATCTTTATCAGTCATGTTAGTAATTACATACATTAAATCAACGATTTGTTGGGCATAAGAAGAGGGTTCTTGAACTTACTAGCAGCTGCTTCTGAATCAAGAATAAGTTTTAATGCCTGTTGGGTTATAATACCATTCAGGACTAACAGCCCCTTGAGGTCTAGTTGTTCTAGACTCTCTTGGAGCTGATTAGTCTTTTTAGAAAGATCAGGGACGTTATTTATAGCCTTTAACCTTCTTGTCTTTCTTTTTGTCTTTCTTGGAACCTTCTTTGATTCCAAGTTTCTTATCTCTGGCCATATCGGCCTTTTTAGCGAGCGACATAGCCATGATTAGTTACACCTGAGGAGTGTTAGCAGTAACAGCGTCCTGAAGCTTCTGGGTGTTAGCTGTGATATCAGCAATAACCTTATCGAGAGCAGCTGGATCGTTAGCAGCCTGAGCATCCTTAAGCTGTTGGACAATACCGTTCAGAAGAACGATGATTGAGTCTTCTACAGTCGATTGAGCAGCGACTGCAGCATTGATGTCTTGGATTGTAGCCATGAGTATGTTAACCTTAATGTTAAGTTCGTGTAGGAGATATAGTTGTAACCAGTTACGGTCTCGGTGATGTCGATGACGATGCATCAGACTGCAATTTGGGACCAAGCAATGGAGCCTACGAAGAGAGGCAGGGCCATAGTTGGTGCAAGCCAGAGTGCGACAGTGCCAGCGACTAGAAAGCCGACAGCAAAGATAACCTTAACGATTGAAAACGCTTGGGTCATTTCGTCCAACCAGTCTTCACAGGTTGTGATTTAACTGTATCGGTAGTCTTATTAAGTTTTTGGTCTAGCTTCTTATCAGCTTCTGCCTTACGGCGTTCGATGTCTTTCTGATTAGCTTCTGCCTGACGTTGACGGAGAGCCTGAGCTTCCGCTACTTCGTTGGCAGACGTATCATAAGACGGAGGAATACCTAGGCGGACAGCCTTGACGTCTTCATCCTTGACGGTATTGACGTTATCGTATTTGCTAGGGTAGTTCTTCTCGATAGACTTCTTTTCGTCTTCAGTGAAGTAAACATCCTTTAGTTTAACATTCTCACCATTACCATCAGAATACGTGACGTAGATGATCTCGTCAGGAATACTGTGGACGGGTTGCGTGATAGCTCCGACGGAGACCTCACGGTTCTTATAAATAGCCATATTTTTCTTTCTAAGACTCAGGGAGCCTTGACTTATAATTAGAATTGATATATACTACGGGGAGGTCTATTTAGTAGTTCTTATGTTACCCTTAACATTAGTATACACTAAAATCACAGAGATGTCAAGGAAATGAAGGTTTTAGTATGTGGAAGCAGGACTTTTACCAATTACGAAAGAATGAAAGAAACATTAAATGCTTATAACATCACAGAAATCATCCACGGAGGGGCCAGAGGTGCAGATACACTTGCCGGACGATACGGGAATGAAGTTTCTATACCTATGCAGGTCTTTCTTGCCGAGTGGAACACCCATGGACGAAGCGCAGGCCCAATCCGTAATAGACGAATGCTCACAGAAGGCGACCCTGAAATGGTTATTGCCTTCTGGGACGGAAAGAGCAGAGGAACCCAGAATATGATTGATCAAGCAAAGAAAGCAGGAGTGCCTGTTCATGAAGTTACAATTTAGCGACCTAGGCAGTATGAATGTTCCGAAGTATTGTCGGAAGATCATGAAGATGGATGACTACCCTAAAACGTTAGAAATCTATCGTGGGGATATGCTTTGTTTGACCGTAAACGTCGATAAGGCTAGTAGGCTTCTACTCGTAGAGAATGATAGAGTTGGACCCGTTTACAAGAAATACGTCCCAATGTCAGAAGAAAAGAAGCAGAGATTACGTTTAAAAGGGGCAACACTGAGGTCAGCATCTACCCAAGGAGAGGTTTAAATGACAAAAGAGTACCCTACTAGCCTAGAGGGGCTAAAATCGCTCAGTGAGGCTCAGTTAGACGATTTACAGTGGGCGAAGGAATTTATGGAAAGATATGAAAGAAAACATCGTTTACAACCTAGATTTAAACATAGAGGTAAAATGAAACAAGATGATCCTTGGTGGAAGCCGTTGGTTTTAGAGAACGGTAAGCTAGACGATACGAAGACTACCTCTGAGTATGAAAGAGGTTATATAGATTGTTGGAATGAAAATGAAATTAGACACAATTATAGATTTAGATAAATGGAATGTTTACGCTATGGGTGATTTGAAGGTACCTTTGATTATTGGGGGTGTGATATTGGTGTCGTTTGTTGTCGCGGAGATATTAGGAGCTTGGTGGAAGAATGGGAATTAAGTTTAAGCAAGAAAGTATATTCCACGAATGGAATAAGGAAAAGGATGGATTAGATATCTTAGTTATTCTTGAAACAGAAGATAAACAATTCCATCAAATGGTGAAATTTATTCCTAAATCGTATATAGAAAAATTTCTGGCGAGATAAATTTGAGGTGTACTTCATGCGCGATCAAGGGACCCCCGACCCCCTATGGTCGGTTTTGGGCCGTCACGGCATTCAATCGCGCACGATTTAATCGTACACGCGCGTCTCGGGTGCGATGATATCGTGTAAGCTACTTCTCTCGTAAGCATACTCATGGTATACGGTATTGCAGATACCATACGGTATAAGTTACATTGATACGTAAGCAATCCATAA